AAGCTGGTGTTATGGCTGCTGCAGATAAGGTTAAGCTTGATACTACTTTACCAAAACAAATCTCAGATGAGGTTACAGCAAGAACTGAGGCTATTAATGCTTTGCAAGGAGAATTGGCTGATGATATTGCTCAAGAGGTAGTAGATAGAAATTCTGCAATAGCTGCTGCTAAAACAGAACTCACTACTGCTATCAATAAAGAGGTATCCGACAGAAAAGCTGCAGATACTCAAGTAAGAACTGACCTTGAAGCTGCAGTTGAATTAGTTGCTGAAGACTTAAGAGGTGCAGATACTACTCTCCAGAATAATATCACTAAAGAAGTCAATGACAGAAAAGGTGAGATTACAAGAGTAGAGAAGTTAATTTCAGATGAAGCTGCAACAAGAGCTCAAGCAGATACTACTGTGAATGCCAAAGTAGATTCCCATATTGGTAATAAATCTAATCCTCATGGAGTAACTAAAGCTCAAGTGGGATTGGGTAATGTTAACAATACATCAGATGCAGATAAACCAGTATCTACTGCTCAAGCTACGGCTATTGCAGATGCCAAGGCTGCAGGTACCAATGCTCAAACCAATCTTACTACTCACATGCAGAACATGAGTAATCCTCATGGAGTAACAAGAGACCAGTTGGGATTGGGTACTACTGCTGAGATTATCTTTAAGAAGGTATCTGCTCCTTCTGGTTTATGGAAAGAATCTGACGAAAGACTTAAGACTTTCATTAAACCATTGGAACATACTCTCGATGAAATCTGCTCTATACCTACGGATTCATTTATGATTCGTGGTAATCACGATATAGGTACAATTGCTCAGACAATCGAAAAATATTTCCCAGAATTAGTTTCTGAGAATACGGTTAAACCTGAAACAGTTCCTAATCCAGAAGCCTTCGAAAAGGTAGAAAAGGATGGAGAAACCTATATCCTGGTTAAAGAGGTAGATTATTCTAAGATGTCAGTATTGGCAATCGAAGGTATTAAACTTCTGAAAGCCGAGATTGATGAATTAAGAGAAAAACTTTTGTTCACAAACTTAGATTAATATGGGTGAGATAGCAACATGGAGTGCTGTCAAAACTAAAGTAGGCCTTGGTAAGGATTCAAATGAATGCCCTACCAAGGCTGAATTGTTAGCACTCTCTCCTACAGGAACGGGAGAAAATTATGTAGGCTTGGAAATCTCCAATGCTAGTTCCTATGGCAATAATGAAACTGTAAAGCTTGAGGATATACACAAGGTAACCTATAAGTATGTATTTACGGTTGAGCATCCAACATTATCCTTTACTGCTTTGGGAGGAGTACCAACGCCTTCCAGTGCAAATATAGCATCTACACGGGAGAAAATATTGGATGGAGTGGCTACAGGTACTATAGAGTGGGTAAATTATGCCTATCCTGCATTACCAGATTGGCTTACCTTGATTGTCGATTTAGGATATAGAGCTTCAGAAAATACTAACCTTTCAGCAAGAACTTTTGCTCATACTTTAACTCAGCAAGATTCTGGTAAACAATTAACCATTACTTGTAATCAGGTAGCTGCAACTCAAACTTTCGAGTATGTATTTAAAACTAAGTATCCAGGTATAGACTTTAATGCTCTTGGTAAAGTTAGTTCGGCTAATAATATTTTAGGATTTACTTCTACTCGTCAAGAATACAGAAATGGTACTGCTTATGGAGATAAGGTTACTATAGAGTATACCGGTTCTGCTCAACCCGATTGGATTAACCATGTAACTGGAGGCGATTGGTCTGCTCAAGAGAATAAGAGTACTAATTCCAGAACAGGAACAGTTACCTATACTCAAACTGAATCAGGTAAGAAGGTAACTGCTACTTTTACTCAAGCAGCTGGTGTTAAAACTTATGGTACACCTACTGTGTATTTGGGAACCATTGCGGATATACCTGCATCGGGAGGAACTGCAGCTACACCCACTTACACCTATACTCAGCTTTGGGGATGGAATGGTAAAACTAATGATGGTGGTACCATTAACTCTGGAGCTTCAGTAGTATGGTCTGATAATATATCAGGTTCTAATCTTGGTACAACAACAAAGGCAAGAACTAAATTGGGAAGCCGAACCTTAACCGTTACTCTTAACGGTAAATCAGGCAGTGCCTCAATTGATATTTACCAAGCTCAGAACCGAATCGAAAATACAACCCAGGGTGCATGGGTAGTTTCTATTTCGGCTAATCCCAGTACATTTACCGAGAAAGGTGGTACATCACAAATAACGGCAAGTGCAAGTGCAAGTAGAACTAATCATTGGTCTTCAGGTGCAACCAATGCAGCTTCCGATGCTACCGGTACTCCTACACTTAGTATACCTACTGCAGTAACCGGATTCAGTTTATCCGGTACTACTTTGACGGTAGCAGAAAACAAAACTGCAAATCAAAGAAGCGTAGTAGTAAGGGCAACTATGGATACTGTCTATAAAGAGGTTACGGTAACTCAAAGTGCATATTTAGTAGAATGGAGATATACATTAACTACTTCTACTCCAACGTTAAACTTTGATGCCCTTGGTACAACTAAATCTGGGACAATTAGTAGTTATCGTGAAAAATATATTAATGGTTCTTTAGTAGAAGGTTCACATGAAGGTGTTAATATCCAAGTTAAATCTACTTCTGCTGAAATACAAAGTGCTACTGCTGCTGTGGCTATTACCATGAAAGAGAATACCACAACCCAAGCAAGAACTGGTACTGTAGTATACGAACAAGTAGGTTCAGGTAAAACTGTAACTATTACTTGTAATCAGGCAGCAGGTACTGTATCTACAAGGAGCGTACTTGAGGTAATAGACAATTTTGGTGATTCACCTGCTGTAGGAGGAAGTATTTTTGGTATAGTTAAGTCAGGGTATTATGATGTAATTAATGGTAAGGATTCTACTTGGCATAATGTTACACCAACTCTAAAATCCAAATCTTCGTACATTACTAATGTAGAAATTACCAAAGCTTCCGGAGATGGTTATAATATAGAAATTACTCTATCGGAGAATACTTCTGAATCTTCTCGTAGAGCAAGTCTTACTTTAACCTATGGTAGCAAGGAATTAGATATGGCAACTACTCAAGCAGGTGCTAGTGTTGCTTGGTCTTATGAACTAAAGGTAAATAACGGTACTCAAGATTTAAATCAACAAGTGCCTGCTAAGCCTAGTGGTACTTACTCTTTTACCATAAGTAGTAAAAGGTATAAGATTGTTAACGGTTCTGTTACAAGTCAAAGTGAAGATACTACTTGGACTACGTCTATACCGGGTTCTCCAAGTTGGATTCATGTAGAAGAGCAATCTAATACACTCATAGTAACCGTAGATGAGAATACAACAACTAGTAAAAGAAGTACAGATATTACCATATTCCAAACGGGTAGTGGAGATACATCGATAACCTTGACCGTTGAACAACAGGCAGCTACGGTAACTACCAGGGATTTCATTGATTATGTAGAACCAATACCTTCTGGAGATTTTTCTGCATTGGAACAAGCTGTTACTGTTACACTTCAATCTTATAGGGAAACCTTAATCAATGGTAAAGTAACGAGTAAAGTTGCTGTTCAACCTGATTTTGATTTGGATTCTACCGTTACCGATTGGGCTTCTGTAGATTTAATTGGTGGTAATCCTACCAATTATGAATATGATTTTGAGGTTTCTGTAAAAGAAAATACTACTAATCAAACTCGGTCTGGTAGTGTAATGTTTTATAATGGTACTGCTGAAGTAGAAAATGGTTGGGCATTTACCCAAGATGCTGCAACAATCTCTACACGGTATGAAATATCTTGGACTGCAAACTATAGTAATGGTACAGTAGAAGAAAACGTAACAGAAGTTGAATTAGAAGGTACTACGGGTATGGAAAATTCTGTAAGAATGGATTTACACATACTAGAATATACTTCTATCAATGGAGTAGAAGGTACTCCTACTTCTTGGGATTCTAGAACCATAGCTGAAAATAACTCGGCAATAGCTTCACCCAGTGGTCAGGTATCTGCTACTCTACAATCGGATTCTGAAAATGCTTTTATAGGTATTACTAATTCTGTACAGAACTTAGCCGAATACCCTCGTACTCATACCATAACTTTATATAACCCTAAAGTTGTAATTAATGGTAAAGAGGTAGGGACAGTACCCACTATTACCCTACTAGTAAACCCCATACCATATACTAGAGTTTTTGAATTTAGTTGGAAACAAGAAGGAAGTACCATTACTAATATTACTCTAGAGGGTGATATCTATGGTAGTAGTGCAGGTAGTAGGGATATTATATCCTACGTAAGCTTACGAAGAGATGGAGTAGAGTTTACCAAGAAGTACGTCAAACCTACATTCATACCACCTTCTGAAGATTGGTTGCAGGTTATTGATAATGGACAGAACTCAGATAACTCCTATAACTGGGCTTTCAGGGCACTAACCAATAACGAAGGAGATTCTGCAAGAAATCTGCAAGTTAGATTTGAACAACCTGGTAACGGTAATCAAGCCTTATATGCCTATGTTAGCCAAGACCCTAGAGATGAAGGATACCTGGGAGGGAGAGTAAATAATAACGGGCCTAGAACAATTAGATTAAATACCATAAAAGATGAAAATTGGGTTGGTAATACTGATATACGGTCAGGTAATTATTATGGGCTCGGTACATTAGCTCAAGATGCTATCACAATTGAAACCAATATATCAGTGGGTGGTACAGATAGTAGTACTTATACTCAACAAGTAGAATTAAGTAACTTAAAGTTTAGTAAAAGCGGTAGGCCTGTAACCATTAGTAATGACCCAAATCAAACTACTGATTACGAATATCACTGGGAATTATATCCTTCTGCTGGTGTTCCTGCTGGTTTTACAGTAAATATCAGTATGTTATCAAGTGATGGGGATAATGATAATGGTATTCGTTTAGATATAATAAAAAAGAATACTACTGTTTTTCCTATAGGAACCATAATTGGTAATTTAACTTTAACTCCTAAAGACCCGACTAAGTTACCTATATTACTTTGTGCTGTGTATCATAGATATTTCACTTAATCCTTGATAATACGATACTATAGCATTATTAATGTATATGGCCATATACGAATAACCTAAAAAATTTATCATTATGTTTAACAACTTAAAACTCAAAAATTATGGGAGTAGAAGTTAAATCTGGTGGTGAGGGCGTAATCGTCGCTGACCGCGGTTGTAATGATGGTTGCTGTTGTAATGGACGCAATTCAGGCTGGGGCTCCGGTTGGGGTGCAGTCGGTGGTGCATTGGTAGGTGGTGGCTTTGGTGCTGCTGCAGTGTCTGTATGGGACAAAATCAATGACACTAAAGCTGACATTCAGAAAGTAGAGTCTACTGTTCAGGAAGCAAAGGCAGGTATCTATAAAGATATTTCTGATGCTGCTAGAGGAGTAACTCAGGAAATCAGCGGAGTTGCAAAAGATGTTGCTGGTGTTGGTAGAGAAATCCTTAACAATCGTTTCACAACGGAAAGAGGATTTTGTGATTTGGGATACAAAACCAATTCCGATATCCGGGATTCTCGTGACCAAATGGGAGCAGGCTTCAATCGTGTTATGGACCGTCTTTGCCAGATGGAACATGAACAACAGAATTGCTGCTGCGAAACTAAAGGTTTGATTAAAGAAGTGAAGTCCGAATTGGCTCTTCAACTTGAACGTTGCTGCTGTGACCTCAAGAATGGCCAACAGGAAATCAAGTGTCTTATCGAGAACACTGCTAAAGACCAGGAAATTGCCCGTCTCAACCGAGTAGTAGATGCTCAGAGAGACCAGAACATTATCCAGTCAGTAGTTGCAGCTCTTAAGACTACATCCACAACCCCGGCTTAATAATGACCGTCGTCATTACGTAAGCCAGATTAGGAAGGAGTGCATCTTACATAGGTGTACTCCTTTTTTCGTTTATACCCACCTAAAGATAAAACGATATGGAAAGTGAAGAGATTAAGAAAGAACCAACCAATGGAAATCAACTAAAAGATTTTACTATTCAACTTACATTGCCTGCTCCCAATGCAGAGATAGCAAAGGAAGTAGCAAATAAAGCACAGTCACTCATTGACCAATTTGGATACTATCAATTCTTAAACCTGGTAGACTTTATGCAAAGGAATCCAGGTGCAGTATCATTTGGTTTAAACTTAATTAATAAAAGATGAACATGGAAGATTTGATTTTTTCTAAATTGCAGAAAGGTGATACCATATACACCTTAGAGAGAGACAGACGTTCTGGGTATCCAATCTTTGATACCGCTAAAGTATTAAAAGTTGGTGAAAGCAAACCTAGAGCCACTGGCCCAGATGGAAGCTTTGCCGCAAATACAGAAATCTCTATTCAAGATTCTGTATCAGCTGTTACAATATACCTTCCTACAGATGCTGCAGAGGGTATTTATAATAATGTTTATTACACTACCGACTTACGCAATATCGTAAACGAAGTAAATATCCAAAGGACTACTGCTGTAAATATCCTCAATAATCGAGATAAGTATGAGGCAATAGTTACTGAATGCGATAACATCTATCATACAATTGAAGGTATGCTAACTCCTCAACAACAACCAGCTCAGGCTTATAAGCAAGAAGAGTTCGAGGCTTTTAAAACGGAGGTAGCAGAGAAGTTATCCATGCAACAAGATATTCTTATGAAGATTGCCAGTGAGTTGGGATTAAATAAGAATAAAGATGGCAAGCAGAAAGGTTAACATAAACCTCTCGAATAATCTATGTGATATTCAGATTTATGTAGACCCTGTTAAACAACGTCAGGCTGAGAGGTTGATTGCCAAGACTCCAAGTATCATGAAGCTCGGATACGAGTTAGGTACTAGAAAGTTTGGCAATCAACTTCTTCGTATAGTAAGGCGTAGTTTAAATAATGGTCTACCTCCACCTGGTTCCAAAGTTTCTTGGCCTCCTCATGCTACTGCTACACTTAAGAAGTATGGAGCACATACTTTATTAAACCTTACTGGTCAATATGCAAGGTCAGTTACAATGGTAACTCAGAAAGATAGAACCTTTGTTGGTCTTCCTCCAGGATTAAGGAAGATAACATACTCTGGTAGAACTTCTCGAAAAACACTTAACCAAATTGCTATCATGTTGGAGTATGGTAGTAGAGATGGTAATCTTCCACCTCGTCCTTTATGGAAACCTGCTTTCGAGGCAGCAGGTGGAAACGTAGTTTTAGAGAAAGAGATACGAAATCAATTAAGAAAAGAACTTAGAAAATATACAAAGTAATGGCAGATTTTGAAGCAGATAAAACATCTGGTACTGGTCCTGCACTCGTAATGGTACATCCGTTAAAAGTGAATGATACAGAAGCAGATAAAAAAGCCATCCTTACCATTACAGTTAATGGAGTACCTAAGACTGTAAATCTTATTCAAAAGAAAGGCAGCCTTAACTACGAATACAAATTAGAAGTAGATAAGGAAGCCATAAACATATTGGGTAAGGGTGGCTCTGATACTTTGGCAATCACTTCTCAACGTAGGGAAATGATTAATGGTACACCCCAAGGAGATTGGGAAAATGTAGAGGTTACGGCAGAATTCTTAGAGGAACCTCCATTTACTGCTGGACTAAGATTTACTGATAATGAAGAAAAGACTCTAGAGGTATCCATTACTTCTAAGAATCATACGGAACAGCTTCTCAGTGGAACTTTAACTATCAAGCAAGTTGGTGGTCTAACTAAAACAGTAATTGTAACTCAGGCAGCTGGTGAAGTAACCTATTCTTATAATATAGAACCTCATGTTAATGTAAACTTAGGTAATACAGGATTAGAGGGTTCTTCTGGTTTTACAGTTACAGGTTATAAGTATAAATACATCGAGGGTAAAGAAGTAGATAAGAGTGTAGCTTCTTTTAAAATACCAGCTATTGGTGAACAAAGGGTAGTTAGTAATTCTATACCAACTACTTCAACTACAACTTATTGGGTTGATGGTTATGGTAATGTAGCTAATACTTTTATGCCTACTTTTTCAGGTACAGCTCATGCTAGACAATCTCAACTAGCTATATCATCTATATCTGGAGGTTGGGATGTAGAATTCTCTGATGGTGGCAAAGGTACATTTGGTATATTAGCAGTAAGAAGTTTATGATATGGTAAATGCAGAAGAAATCGTAGAAAGAACCTTTTATATTTGCCTATTACAAACAGCACTTAAGAAAGGTTTAACTCTTAACCCAGAAGACTACTTACCTTTATCACAAGAAAATGAAAAAAGGTTTCAGGCAGATAAAGATGCCATGCCTAAATTCATCCCAATATTTGGTATAGGTAACAATCAGGTTAAGGGTGCAAAGACATGCCCTAGAATTACCATTGAACTACAAGGATTCTATAATGGTGATATAGGTGTGAACAAATATATCATTGGTGATAAACTAGAGGGTGGAAATTACCAAGCATCTGAATTTCCTTATGAAACGAAGGATATAACTCTAGATATTCACCTGGTATCTAATACTCAAGCCGATATGAGGTTACTTCATAGTATTATGTATGAAGCATTACCTTCTCGAGGATACGTAAGACCTTATTATAATAACTTAGAAGAATGGGAAGATGGTCGGGTAGCACCAACAGGAAACCTATTTATCGAAATAGGTAATTACTATGACCACCCAGACGAGAGTCATGGTCTACTTGAAAAAGTATATCAGTATACTTGTAAGGATGGTATATTACCTGAGAAGCTTGCTGAAGAAGGCGAACTTGTACCAATTCAAGACATCTCAGTATTGATTGGACTAACCGAAAAGCCAGAATCCGATTTACTTAACCTTAACGTAAAATAGCTCAATACTAGAGGGTATTAAATAAATGAGTAATTAACTTAATTAGTATAAATATGCCTAATTCACCATCTGTAAATTTCGAGTTTAAGAACGAGAACGTTCTTCAAACTACTCCTATGTTAGGAGTTTCATGTGTATTGGCTAGAACTACTAAAGGTCCATATGATGACCCATCAGAACTTATCCAATCTTTCTCTCAATTCCAAAGAGTCTTTGGTTCTGAGATAGTACCAGATGGTTCTGTATCAAACATCGAAAAGGCTTTCAATGGTGGTTCTAAGCTTCGTATTATTCGTGTACTTGGTAAGGGTGCAACCAAAGGTGTAGTATCTGCTGCAACAAGAGCTAAAGCTGCATCTGCTCCTAAGGCTGCTGAAGACGGTTCTCCGGTAGTAGCTTCTGCAACTCCAGAGGAACCCACGGCTTCTACTCTTTTCAAGTTTACTTCTGGTTCAGTTGCTGTTGGCTTTGGTTTGGTAACTAAAGGATATGGAGACCCAGTTGGTAGTGCTGAAACTTTCTCTGTGAATATTTACAAACAGGCTAACACGGTTTACTATCAAGTAATTAGTGCTAATGGCCAGGTACTTGAACAAGGTCCAGTAGTAACCTACAAAACTGCAGATGATAACAATGATACTTCTGTAGATTACCTTGCTCTGAGTGCATTTGCAAAGAACTCAGAATATATCGTTCCGGTATTAACTGAAAAGACAGAGAACATCAAATCTTGGAACAACTTCATCAAATGGTTAACTGATGATGTAGATGGGACAAGAAACCCAATTGATATTAAACTCAATGGTGCTGCTATCACTGCTGATGGAGTAAAATTGAATGGTACAATTGGTAGTGCTGGTAGTGCTCCTACTGCAGACGAATGGATTGCTTCTCTGGAATTCGTTAAGGATTATGTAGATGTATATCAAATCTTCTGTTCACACATTGACCAACATCTTGAAGCATCCGCTGATGTACTTAAAGTACACAAGGCTGCAGTAGATATGGTTAAAGAACTGCAAGAATATACCTACTACATTGAAGTACCAAAATATACTACTCACTATACTCAGGGTGACCAACCAAGAGACTTGAAATCAATCATCACTTGGATTCAGACTTGCCTTGGTACTGTAGGTAACAGTAAGTATGTTGCTTACTTTGGTGGTGGTATTAAATACTATAATGCCGACGGTAACTTGGTAGATTCAGATGTTCTTGGTACCATTGCAGGATTAGGAGATGCTTCTGCTTCTCAGTTTGGACCTTGGAAATCATTTGCTGGTATGAATCGGGGCATTATCTATGATGGTAATGGTCCAGTATGCCCAAATTATGGTTCTCCTTCAAGAACTAAGGAACTCAATGAGTTAGCACAGAATTATGCAAATATAATCTGTATCAAAGATGTTCCTAACCAAGGTAAACAAACTTTGCTGTGGCATTGTTTTTCTTCTCAGGTAAAACAGGATTCAGAAAGATTCCTTGCAATTGTAAGATTGAATCTGTATCTCAAAAAGAATCTTAGACCTATTCTAGAAAAGTATTTGGAAGAACCAAATATCTGGAACACTTGGAATAAGATTTATCTAGAAGTTAAACCAATGCTGGATAACTTGGTAGATGAAGATGCCATGTCTGAATACACCTGGATGGGTGACCAAGACGCTAACTCGTACAATGACTTATCGGTTAACAATGAAGCCGATGTTCGTCAAGGTAAATACAAAGCAATCCTGAAATTCAAGGATATCGTTCCGATGCAAGAAATCACTATGGGCATCTATATTGACCAGGCATCCAAGTCCGTATCTGTTCAGGACGTTAACGAATAAAATTAAGAAAACATGGGAGCAAAAGTAAAGAATCCAAGAAAGAAATTCCTTTGGAGTATCACATTCCCTAAGCACCCAATCAATACTTATCTGTTCCAAACTTGTACTTTGCCAGATGTAGAGATTGACCAGGTTGCTCATGGAGACGTTAACCGGGACGTTAAAACTGCCGGTAGAGTTACTGTAGGTAACTTAGTAGTAGGTAAACTTTTAACTACTGCAGGTTCAGATACATGGCTTCATGATTGGCTTTATTCATGCCAAGATATGATTGCTGGTGGAGGTTTGGTACCAAGCCAATACTGGGAAGATGTAATCGTAAATGAACTTGCTGAAGATGGAGTTTCCGTACTTAACACCCACCTCTTCGAAGAGGTATGGCCATGTAAGATTACAGGATTAGACCTGGACAGAATGGCTTCAGAAAACACTATCGAAAGTATCGAATTCTCAGTAGGTACTGTAGATAAGTATTAAAAACGCTTAGTCTATTTTCACTAAGATTTTTAGGTGGGAGGGGTGGGATTCCTAGAAAGGGCTCACCCCTTTCTTGTTGTTACAGCGAACACTATGAACTAAAGTATAACCAAATAACTTATTTAAACATGGAATTAAATTGTAGAACACATGAGTTTATAACCCCATCAGGTTATAAATTCTCAATCAGGGAACAGAATGGTGCAGATGAGGATATCTTATCTAATCCTATGGATGTAAGAAACCTTATGAACCTTACTAAGTTCATTCAGGCAATTGTAGTTGATACCGACTTTACTCCTAATCGTAGATTAACGGTAGAGGATGCAGACCGTATCCCTTTGAATGACAGATACTGTATCTTATTCCAATCAAGAATCTTCTCACTTGGTGATGAAGTAGAATTTGAATATGATTGGGGCCAAGAAGGCGGAGTACAAACTTACGGTCAATCCTTAAGCGAGATGTTATTCGATAACTATGGAGAATTTCCTACAGAAAAGGAATTGGCCGAAAAACCAAACGCTATCCCTTATTATCCAGAACAAGGTAAGCTTACCGATTACGAAGTAACTCTATCTTCAGGTAAGGTAGTTAAATTTGATTTGCTTACTGGTGCAGGAGAAAGAATGTTGGTTACTTTACCAATAGAAAAACAAACTCGTAATGCAGCATTGATTGCAAGGAACTTACATCTTCAGATTGATGGTAAATGGGAAAAGGTAGAAAGCTTCCATTTATTCTCAGTAAGAGACATTGCAGAGATTCGTAAAACAATATTTGAATATGACCCAGTCTTCGATGGTAACACCGATGTAGAACATCCAAGTATACCTGGAAGAATTGATAAATATCCTATAATGCTTTCACCGACTTTTTTCTACCTGACGGAAGCGTAGACCACCCAGGTACATTCACTTATATATGTAGAGCTGAGGTAGCCATTGACTATCTCAGCTTTTTGCGTCTTCCGTATCGAGAAAGGAAAAGATTTAAGGATATAGCCGATGAGTATTATGAAAACTTAAAAAAGAAAACTAGAAAATGATAGACAGAAGAAGCTTAGTCGAGGTCGGTGTTGCAATGGTATTAAGAGACCGATTCTCTAATGAGGCTGGCAGAATATCGAACTCATTTAGAACAATGATGAACGATATGAATACCTGGAATCGAGGTATTCAAATGTCAACTTCTAATGCTTTTGAGTTTGGAAAAGAATTGGTTGGAGGTATGGCAAGGGCCTACCAATATTCTGCAGGAGTATACGACCAAGTATTCTTAGCTTCTAAAATGTCTGGAGCTAATGCTGCTCAACAGGCAAGGCTAATGCAAGTAGCCAAAGAAGTCAATGAGGTAACTCCTCTTACTGCTGCAGATATTGCATCAGGCGAAAGGTACTTGGCAATGGCTGGTAACAATGTAGAGCAAATCGAAAGAATGATTGGCCCTGCAGCTAAACTGGCTTCTATCTTTAGTATGCCTCTTGGAGGGAAAGGTGGAGTTGCTGACTTGATGACTAACATCATGCAGACCTTTAATATACCTTCACAGAATGCTACTCAAGTAGTAGACCAATTGGCAACTGCAGTAACCTCTGCAAATATTTCTCTAACAGACCTTGCCCAATCTTTCCAATATTCAGGAGCAGAATTTCGAAATGCTAAAATCAGTATGGGTGATGCAGCTGCAGCCATTGGAGTACTTGGTAATCAAGGTATACAAGCTTCATCAGCAGGTACTGCATTAGCAAATATGATGCGTTATTTAACACTTTCCGTAACCGGGCAGAAAAAGGGAGGTGGTGAGATGCTAAAATCTTTAGGCATTGACCCAAAAACTCTAGTAGATGCCTCGGGTAATCTTTTGAGATTAGATAAGATTATATCTATATTGGGAGATAAACTTAGAGGTAAACGAGGAATAGATATCTCCTCTGCTCTGTTTAATATCTTTGGAGTTCGTGGTACAAGAGCTGCCTCAGCTTTACTTCAGGATTACTGGACTGGAGCTAATAAGCTTACTGAACTTATGGATAAGGTTGCAGGTGCAAGTGGTACAGTAGAAAATTTAACTCAAGAAAGATTACAAACTCCTGCAGGTATTATCGAACAGTTTAAATCAAACTGGGAGAACTTTATTGTAACTGCAGGTTCTACACTTGCCGAAGTTTTTAGCCCAGTACTTAAATTAGGTTCTGGTATCCTAAAGATTATTAACAGTATGCAAGAAACTTGGGCAGGTAAATTCTTGGTAAAGGTAGTTGCAACTGGTGCAGTAGTAGGTACTCTATATCAGGGATTTAAGTTTATTCAGGGTACTATCAAGATGATTAGTACCTTCCAGGCTTTAGCTACTTCAGAAACTAATGGTATGGCAGAAGGTATGGTAAGAACTAATGTTCAAGCTTCAATCCTTGAAGGTCACATGAGAAATATCTCAGCAATGATGATGAGAATGACTGCTATGCAAATGGCTCCAGGTAAATTCTTTGCATTGCCCATGGGAGGTGCTATAGGTAAAACCAAGAAAGGTACTGTAGTAGCAAGAGATGCAAGAGGAAGATTTACTTCAATGAGTACACTTGCAGGTATGGGAGTTGGTACAGCAATAGGTTCTAATGTAACTAAAACTGCAGGCCAACAGATTGCTAAGAAAGGTGCTATGGGATTTGGTGCTAGATTACTTGGTGGTAGACTTTTAGGATTCTTAGGTGGGCCTTGGGGACTACTAGCTTCTATAGCTATTCCTGCATTAATCGAAGTAATCGGTGGTCTTACAAATTCTGTGGATAAGAATACTGCGGCTTTAACCTCTGAAGAAACTAAAGCTTCCATTCAGGATAGAAATCAACAAGCTTTTGTTGATGCCGTTAGGAGTGCAATCAGAGATGGATTTAAGGATTCAAGAATTAATATATCAGTAGATGGAAATGAAGCTGGAGACTTTGCTCCTGGTGGCCAACAAGATTTTACTGGTATATCATTGGGATTAAACTAAACAATCATGGCAAGAATATTAAATCGGATAGCAGGTGGGGTTGTTGAAAAATACAATGACCTTACCAGAGATTCTGCAGGAGTTCTTACTGGCCCTTTAAATAAACTTTGGAGGGCCAGAATCTATCTCAATAGGGCAACTTCAACCTTGCCTAAAGATACTGCAGATAAGGGTAAAGTATATGACCCAAATAACCCATTCGGACCCAGAGCTAATTCAAAGAATCCTAAGTTAAATCAAAGGATTCAGGCTCAATATCGAATGGAATTAAAACATCAAATAGAAGGTGGAGTTCCATTTGGATACGAAGAAATGGACCCGGCTAAAGGCCAGAATGTTACGAAGAATAAAGAACTCTTCTTGGTAATGCCAGAAGTAAGAAACATGAATCAGGTAGTGATTTATAATCTTACAGCTAGCCCCTATCAATATATCACTCTTCAGAACAGACCACCTTCAATTGATTTCCGAGGAGAAACTACTTGGGCAACGATTAAATCAATGGGACGTAATACTCCTATGTATCACTTTACTGGTAGTGAGGACATAATTCAATTCAATGTATCTTGGTTTTGTAATGACCCAGATAATCCAAAAGAGGTAATTACTAAATGCCGATTATTGGAAATGTGGACTAAGGCAAATGCTTATCAGGCAAGCCCTCCGATTCTAAAAATCGAATGGGGTAGTTCTGGTATATTTGATAATCATCAATACATTCTTACATCTGCTACCTATACTTTGAATAACTTTAGGAATGCCTCAAGGACTAGAGTAGCAGGTAAGTCATGTACAATTGAGGATTTAAAGTTATTGCCTGCAGCTGCAACTCAGGAATTAATCTTCAAAAGAGTAAGTGCTTATAACTTATCTTATCAGGATATTGTAACTGAAGAAGACTTAAAGAATACGAAAGGGATACAGATATGATAGACTTAAATCAATACATGACAGGAGCAAGTCCTTATGATGGAGCTATTGCTCTTAAGTATGATGAAGGAGATTATTCATTAGAGGTAACTCCCCCAAACGTTCCTTACACTGATAACGATAAACAACATACTGTATTGGATGGAGAAACTATACAGAATATTGCCTATCGTTATTATGGTGATTCTGGTAAGTGGTATTTGATTGCCGAAGCTAATAATATCTTGAACCCTTTTCAAGAATTAGAACCTTATCAAATTTTAAGAATACCAATGTATGGCTGAAATTAGAAAACCTAACCAACCAATACTTTATAATGGAACAGCAACACCTTATATGGCTCTGTTCAATTCTGGAGGTATGCCTATAATGAATCCCATTACTGGCATACCTCTTGGCGCTTATATAAGTAATTGGAGCTACAAATATGATGAGGAGAAAGAGAACTTAGCTACCATTACATTTGATACTGGAGACCCAGATACGGTAGATATCGAAGACCTCCAGGAAAGCTCGATTATTTATCTTCAGTGGGGATACATATACCCTGATGGTCAATTTATCTCTAGCCCAGTACGCAGTATTAAGGTTAGAGATTTGGATTGTGTATTCGATTCCACTGGCACTCATGTGACGATTAAGTGTATAGATACAGTTGGAGATTTAAGATTCCAACCACCTTACACTCATTCAGATTTATCGGAATACAGCTTATCCAACTTTTTGGATAATGGCTGTAACAATGACATAGGCGTAATCATAGAAATATTTCAGTAATGGATAAACAAGTAATAAGTAATAAAGTTTACGAGTCACTACAGGTCCCGACAGAACAAAGTCGAAATACTACTGGAAAGATACTTTACGCTAACAGGTTTAGTGGAGTAGCTCAAGTAGCTATGCCAAGTGATTTAAAGTCTCTGATAGATAGTGACTTAGGGTTAATAGGGAATAACATCTTGGTTCAATTAGAACAAAAGATGAAAGGGTATGCAAATGGTCCTTGGTATATTGATTCTAGGGATGGTGTAATATACATACACAATCGTAAGTTTACTCAAGAACCCGAATATACTTACATATACCAACAAGAAAATGGTGAGGTACTTAGAGTATCTTTCACTATGCAAAAGATAACTAAAAGGGTAAAAGCTCAATTAACTCAAACAATAGACCCAGAAGATAAGGGTTTAGTTGTAGGTTCTACGGATACTACAGAACCTGAAAGAGAGAAAGAAGAAATATCTTTATTCAAACCCCTTAAATCTCCCCAAGATAATACCGAAGTAGTACCTTCATGGGATTATAGAACTGGACAGAATTTTGGGTTAGGACATCCTCATCCCATTACTGTATCTCCAGAAATAATAGCTAGTCATAAACAGTATGAAGCTAAAGTAAAAAAATCTAGTTCTGCAATAAAAGAGTACGGTTCTCAGAAACCTTACGTTGCATATAATGCAGGTAAACAAGAAGCATTGGATAACTTAAGTACTGAGCAATATCGTGAGGCAATTAATACTGCTGTAAATAATCTACCGAACGATAAGAAAAGGGTTATCCAGGAAATCTTAAAGAACTCAAAGAACGGTAAAGAGTTAGAAAGTAATCTTAGGCAATTACTAGAAAACGAAAGATACTTATTTACTGGAGAATACAAAATGGAATACCTTGCAGAAGAATGGGTAGACCCAAGAGAATATGACCCAGAAGGTATGACACCTCTTTATATGATTGATCTTAGAGATACTCAGGGTAATAAATATAGGATTGCTTCAGCTAATGAGCAATCTCAGAGAGGTATATCTGCTTTAGAAAAAGACCCCTGTATTATGGTATACCCAGATACCTATGAATTAAAATACTCTGGTGATGGAGTTACTACTCCTACGATGACTAGAAAGGTTAAAGCCAGGGTTAAGATACGAAGAATGAAGAAGGTACCTTTCTTAGTACCCATTTATAAATTGTATCATAATCTTTTTGGCCGATATGGTGGAGCAGATAAGGTTACTTGGGCAATGAATGCTAATGCTAATGGTGGCCTTAAGATATCCGAAAGAAAATTAGTATGTCAGATGACTGTAGTCGGTAGACCTTCATTACAATCTTCTCAAGTAATATACTTGGATAATGTTGGAAAAAGGTGGTCAGGTTTTTGGTATATTAAATCTGTACAACATTCAATGGATGCTGGTCAAGGTTATCTTTGTACTCTTGATTTGATTAAGAACAATGCAAGAGATGGACAAACTACATCTATGACTCAACTTAGTACTCAGGATATTGTAAGTAATGATGCTAAGGATTCTGCTAAAACTGATTTTGGTAAGAACAAAAAGAATACTGCTAATGCTTCTGATATTGTACATGATTTTACCTATAATGAAGTAGTATACTTTGTAGAAAGGTTTATGGATGATAAGGGTAGAATTATTGATAAGAAAGGTGCAGGAGAGTTCTTACAGAATAAGTTCTATTATGACGAGATAAATGCTAAAGACCCAAAAGCTCTTGCTGCAGGTACCGTTCGTACAGAAGGCACAGTAGTAACTTCCAACGGTACTGCACTCTATGGTAAAACTAATGTCATAAAGGCAGACCAATCAAAGGTTACTCCTTCTATGAAAGAAAGGTATAACTTCGATGAGTTTAATTGGGCAATGAAAGCTTATGAACGATATAAATCCAACAAGAAATAATGTACTCAACAGCTAGATTACTAACAGAAGAGGGTATCGAAGGTTTAGGTAGATACTACTCTATCTACCGTGGCATAGTGGTAGATAATAATGATACGGAGAAACATATGAACCGTATTAAAGTATGCTGTCCTGAAGTCATGGGTGGAATCATTACATGGGCTTTTCCTAAAGGCCAACATGGTTCTATCAATAACGGATTCAAGTACTTAGCTCCTAAAGTTGGAGATATAGTATTTGTTACATTCGAATTTGGAGACCCAACTAAACCTCTATGGGAATATCATGGTTGGGGATTACAACAAGTACCAGACCCCTTGGATGGTCCCAATAAAATGGGAATCATTACTCCAGAAGGAAATTTAATGGTACTAGATGATGATAATGGAAAGCTAACTGTTTATATAAATGGTGATGTAGGCCTTGCTGCTAGAGGGAACATTTCTATTCAAGCACAAGGTGATGTAAGCGTAGGTTCTGGAGATACAGTAATCTTAAATAAGGGGGAGAATCAAGGAGTAGTTAATATTAAAGAACTAACCGAGAAACTCAATAATACCATTAAAGAACTGGAAACTCTAAGAGCTCTATTCAATTCTCATGTACACTCTGGTGTAACTACTGGACCAGGTTCTTCAGGTCCTACTGTAACTCAAGCAAGTCAACCGTTCTCTACTTTCAAACAAGAAGATTATGAGGACACTAAATGTATACACTAATGGATAACTATCTTACTAACATCGTTGGAAAGGGTATGATATTCCCTATTCAACTTACGAGAAATGAAAAGGGTGAAACCGGTTGGTATCCCGTTAATGGTGATATGGCTTTGGTAAGAAATAATATAAGCTCTATAATGTATTATTTAATAGGACAACGATTTCGACAGGAAAACTTTGGGAATCGCCTATGGGAATGTATAGAGGAGCCAAATACACAAGCCCTAAGTTTTATTATTAAAGAGTTTATTAAAAGCTCAATTGGTGCATGGGAACAAAGGATTACCTTTAAAGGTATTACCGTTTCTAGACGAGGTGCTAAAATAAACATAGAAGTTCATTATGTAGTTAATGAAACTTCTACTAGTCAGTACCTGTACCTGACCTACGATAAAAATGAAAATTCATTAAACTCTTATTAATATGGGAATCACTAATAAATGGCTCAACCCTTATCAGAGGTCTTACCAACAGATTAAGGCCAAGCTGATAGAATCACTTACGAATATCAAAGACAAAGATGGCAATGTACTCGTAACTGATTACTCGGAAGGAAATATCTTAATCATTATCCTTTCATTATTTGCGGCAATTGCCGAAGTTCTTCACTACTACATTGATAATATGGCAAGGGAATCATTCTTGCCTACTGCTCGTAAATACAGTTCAGTAGTTAAGCATGGTGCTTTGGTAGATTATCATGCAAGAGGTGCTATTGCAGCATCAGTAGATTTGGTAGTATCTCGAGATGTATCTGGAGATTCTATTGGTGCTAAGTTAACTATACCTTCTGGAACTTTATTCACAGACTCTAATGGTAACAAATGGCTATCATCTAGAGACGTAACTTGGTATGCTAATGTAACTACTTGTAAAGTTCCAGTTGTACAACACGAATTATATACGGAAAGCCAGATAAATGGTATGGTTATACCTTCAGATGAAAGGGTAACTATTACTCTTGGTACACTACCTAATGGTAAGTATTACGAACATGGAACTATGAGTATGAAGATTGGTGGAGAATCTTGGGTATTGGTAAACACCTTTGCTTACTCAAAACCAACCGATAAACATTTCATGGTTACCATGGATGAAGATTTAAACCCTTATATCTTATTTGGTGATGGTAAATATGGGCAGAAGCCAGCAGCTAATGCTAAGATATCCGAGGTTAAGTTCTACCTTACTACTGGTATCAATGGTAATGTAAAATCTGGTATGATTACTTCTGTACCAACAGTTATATCTTCATCAGTTACTGATGCTACAGTATCTAATACTTATGCTGCAGGTGGAGGTTCATCATACGAAAATTTCAATATGCTCAAGGAACATATACCCTTGAGTGTAAAGACTATGGGAGTTGCTATTACCAAACAGGATTTCATAGACTTAGCTAAACTAGTTGATGGAGTTAGTAAGGCAAAGGCAGAATATGAATGTGGTAGAAAACTAATTGTATACATATCTCCAGATAATGGAGCTACTGCTGACTCTAATCTTATTCAAAAGGTATATGATGTATTACATCAGAACTCACCTCTTACTACTTGGTTAACTGTTAAGTCTGCTGGTAAGGTAAACATTATTTTGGATGTAGAGGTTACTGGGAAGAAGTCTTATAAGACATCGGAGATACAATCTCAGATTCTAAGTGCATTGTTTAATGCTTATTCTCCGGAAGCCTCAGACATTGGTGGCAGCGTAAGAATCTCTGATATCTATGCACTTATAGATAATCTTGAATCGGTAGATTATTTACACTTGAAGAAGTTTTATACTAAACCCTGGCCTACTACAGTATATGGTAACAAAGAATTAATCCTTGGTCAATTCCAATTGGATGAAGCTAATGGTAGTATGTCTTATTTTATCTCTTTCTCTTCAGGTACTCAATTTACAGTACGTTCAGTTAAAGGAGGTTTTTCTTATGATGGTCAAGTAGGTAAGACTACACAAATCAGGGATACTATAAATGGGTTTATCTTTGCCCTTGATATCCAGGACAATGGTTATCAATCAGGATTCAGATATACTATAACCATTGCAGAACCAAACAAGGATTACACGGACCCAGGTTATAACATCCCGGTATTCGAAGACTCAAGTCAGTTAACACTTAAAGTAAACGAAATAGTATAAGCTTATGATAAATCTTAAAAACCTAATTGATTTCTTACCTTTCGAATTTAAAGAGCAAGATACTTATAAAGTCGACGGTAAGGGCATATTAGAAAGATTTCTAGAAATTTGTGGTAACTATTTCCAAGAAGATATAACTAAAGATATTGATAATATTCTAGATATAATCGATATTGATAAAACTCAGCAGAGGTATTTAAACTACCTCTGGGAGTTCTTGGGAGCATTGCCATTTGCTAGAACCGGAGAACATAAAGGAGTTCCCAACTTAAGTAATGAACAGATTCGAACTATCTTAAAGTATTCAATCTCATTACTTAAGATTCGTGGCTCAAGAAAGTTCTTCGAAATTCTTTTTAATATGTATGGGCTAACCTGTACAATTACAGACCCAACCGATGGAGAGATGGATAAATGGGAAAAGGTAGACCCCTTATATGATACCGATTATTCTCAGTACGACAAATACAACTATGATAAGATTTATGGTTGTGCTCAATGTATAGAGGTAGGTATTTCTATAAGCGGTCATGGGTTTACTTCCCCCACTCCAGAGTTCAAAGCTTTCAAACAATCAATTGATAAGTTATTCGATAGATTCTTACCATACAATGTATCTGGGAAGATTGCTTATGGATTTGATTTGGCTTACAATTATAAAATTGTAGCTGAACCTCTTATCAGTCCTGCAAAGATTGTAACAGGACATATAACAGAAGTACCCATTAGAGTAACCGTTACTTCTGATTACGATGATGCCGATTTAAGATATCAGGTAACTGGATATGACCCCTCTGAGAATAAGTGGAGCTCAAAGAAATATGAAAGCGGTTCTATTTTCTATGCAAGAAAGGGTGACCAAAGATATTACTTTCGAAGTGTAGGAGATACTTCAGTAACTACCTATGTAGATATAGGTTTAGAATATTACACTAAATCTTATCACATATATGCCGACTTGGTAGAAGGAGGAACAGACCCAGATAATTTAGTAATTACAGGTACTAATCCAGTAATCAAAGTAAGGGTAACTGCAAATATGAATTATCAGGGAAATATTAAACCTGTATCCGTACAGTTACTTAATACCTATGAAACTAAAGATTCTGGTTCTGTTTGGGAAATAACTTCTGCAGGTACTTACGAATGGGTTATTGCAGACTTTCCTGCAAAGAAGGTTACTCTAAAGGTAACGGCAATTGCTACTAACTATACGGTATTCTGTGAACCTCGGAATATAAATCTTACCAACGGTGAAAAGTCTTTGATAACTATTCGTTCTTCAGATCCTAACGAAGATACAAGTCAACTTATTGCCGTATGTATTTCAGACCCAGGTATTTTAGTTCGTAATGGTCAAAGATGGGCACCAACTACTACTGGTACATTCCAATTTAGATGTACTAAAGATGACTCAGGTAATGCTAGTAATTATGGTACAGTAGTAGCTTACAGATTAGGTTATACGATTAACTACGATATAGGCGTATCAAACAAACGATTAAACCTAAATGCTCAAGGTTCTGCATCAGTTAATCTTTGGGTTACATCGGGTATTTATTATTCTACTTTCGAAAGTGCAAACTTAGGTAGTTATTTTGATACCGAGGTGACCATTTACAAAAAGAATACCCAAGGTACTTGGGTAAAACTTGGTACTTTAGAATTAACTAATCGCTATGTAGTTGGTCCTGATTTCTACTATGGTAGAAGTACAGAATACCAATTTAATGAGGCTGGAAGTTATAAATTTGAATCGGTGGGTGATGCTAGTAAGTCTGTAGAAGTAGAAGTACTTGCTTATATACCTACTCCTCAATCCTACTTGTGGTTAGAACCTTTGAATGAAGAGGATGAGAATTGGTATGAATTAGAACCTTACTCTGAAGCTGAAGCAGATGCAGGAAAGTATATCAAGGCAGGCTATCAATTAACCAAATCCAAGAATTGCCAATTCTACCTACGTTGGGGAGATGGTGGTAATATGATAACTGGGATTGACCTAGAGGGTTCATCTGAGAAATACAATTCGAACACTCTTATCACTTTCGATAAAGCAGGTAATTATGAGTTTTATTATCAAGGTTCAGTAGTAAGCCTTACGATTAAGGATGTTATACCTAAGTATATTTTAACTTGTAATCCAGTAAGTGCAGAACTAAGCAAAGATGTACAAGAAGTATCTACTATCGTAACCTGTACTTCAGATACTGGAGAAGTTTCAGATATTGTATATGAGACAGCTCCAGATGTAGTTCATCCAAGCCCTTATCAATTCTTCACTAATCTGCCAGGTAAACATACTTTCTATGTGAAAGCTAATCCTGCAGTTAAAGCAGTATTCATTGTAAATCTGTTGGATGTAGTTGATAAGACAGAACTTACTTGGGAATCCAATGATATTTCGGAACAAGGTATTAATATATTAGTTCCGGAAGGAACAGAATGGTCACTTAAAATAGAATAAACAAAATGGAAAGCAGCTCTTTTAACACACTATTTAAAACTGGTATCATTGGATTCACTTCTGAATGTTATGCCATTATCTTTAATTTGAGGTGGATGATTTTATTAGCCTTTGTACTAATACTTACAGATTTTTGGTTTGGGATATCTGCAAGTAGGGCAAAGAAGATTGAAATAAGAAAATCTAGAGCCGGGAGAAGAACTCTTAATAAAATCATTGATTACCTGTGTTACATCTTACTGGGTGCCGTAATAGGTAAAGCCATCGGAGAACCTTACGGATTAAATCCAATAACAGTATCTATAACGGTAATGGTATTATGTTACTGTTTTGAAATAGATAGTATTTATAATCATATCTGTACTTTACATGGTGTAGAAAAGAAGTACAGTATCTGGTCTATCTTTTGGAAATTGATAACCTTCAAGTTCAAGGCTGTAGGAGAGGCTTTCCAAGATATGAAAAACCAATCGAAAGAATATAAGAGTAATAACAATAACGAAGATACATTATGAAAACCTATTTTGATTATGAAGGTATAATAAAGTCTAAGGATGCAGCTGAAGCTATAGCTGCACCAGTAGGCATTGGCCCATTTTGTGGATTTGGTTCTGCAACGATTGTAAATAATGCAATCACTCTCTTGCCTAATGGAGAACCTACTTCTCCTGCATATCAAGCAATAAAGGATAGAATCCTTTCAAGGTATATGACTAAAGCTGCAGATTCTGGTGAAGGACCAGATACAAATTTTGGTTGTATAGCAAGGGATGGTACAATCTATATTTCTGATAGTGCTAATATTAGTATACCTAATATTGAAGGCTCAAAGGGTTCTAATGAGGATGTGATTGTATTTGCTTACCATACACCTTTGGAAGAGCCTGTACAGAACCCAGTACAGTTCAGAGCTTTCTGGAATGAATCCAATTCGTTCTATTCTCTGTACAAGAAATCAGTAGACCCATTATACCCAACACCCAAGGATTCTAGAAACCTGTCAAAAACAAATGTATTAGAAGATAATGAATTATCATATGAGTCTCTAGTGAATAGAGCTATGGCTTCAGTATCTCAAGGTTTGGTAGACAAATCCTCAATGGTATTAATTGGTATATATGGGCAAGGTACCAACTCAATGGATAACACAGTAGAGAAATATTCTATTGTTCCCTATGCAGGGAAGTTTCCCCAACCAGTAGAATATAATACTGCTATCCATGGAATGCAACAAGCAAATATAGAAACTCTCTTACGACTATTACAAGGATTCCCTAATTTTGATATCAAGGCTTACATTGATGAAAAGCTTGGTGGTATGGCAGGAGCCAATATACCAAGAGGATTAATTGCAATGTGGAATGGAGTTTCCGTACCAGAAGGCTGGGCTTTATGTAATGGTCAGATTGTAGAAGACTTACAGACACCAGACTTATCAGGTAAATTCATTGTAGGTTGGTCATCCGGTAATGAAGATTATAATTTGATTGGTAATACTGGTGGCCAAGAGAAAGTAACTCTTTCAACTCAAGAGATTCCATCTCACGTTCACAATTTCGCAGATGCTTACTTTATCGAGGCTCATTCAGATTTGGTGGGAGCTAATGGTACTCAATGGATTGGTAATAACCTTTCTGGTAGTAATAAAACTGATAGAGATAATTCTTATGTATGCCTATGGGACCATGATACCAGGGCTGCAGGTGGAGGTCAACCTCACGAAAATAGGCCACCTTACTACGTACTGGCATACATTATAAAACTATAATATTATGTCTTAACTACTTATATTGTTGACAAAGAACTTTTAATTTATGGATTATAGGAGAGGGACGTTGGGAAACGCCCCTTTTCTTTTGTGTTTAGTAGTGAAGTTCTTCTTTAGCTTTCTCTTCCCAATATAAGATATCTTGTTTGAGTTCTCCTATGTATTTAACCGACTTCTTAGTTCTAGGCATATCAAAGAACTCAACCAGCATTATATTGGTGATTCTTTCTCCATCTTTAATTCGTTCTTTAATATAAGGAGGTGGAGTAAGTAATACTTCAAATACCATATAAGCATCTGGAGATAATTTCTCTTTCATATACTTATATAATAATTCAAGCATTTCTTCCTTAGCCTTAACCTCTTCATCGTCATCTTCTAACTCTTTATCATTATCAAATAAGTCTTCAAGTTTAAATAGGTTCTGATTGTATTCTGCAATCTCTCCATAGGCAAATCGAAGAAGCTTATTCTTAAATGTAGCAAGAGAAGAAAGGATTCTTGCTTTAAGATGTTCTTCACTACAAGTACCGTAGTACTTATTAAAAACAAATAACATTTTATCCCAGAAATAAGAAGATATTATATCTGGAGTAAGGTTAAACCTTTTGTAATCAATCTGTTTGGTAAGGTTCCGAATAACTGGCTTACAAACTTTGTATAACCTATTAAACATTGCTTCATCATAATCCTGCATGGGTTTTAATCTATGAAGCTCTGAACCATTGTTTCCATTACATTTCCTCATATTCTTTAAGTATTTCGTTATGCAAATATAATAAATATATTTTATATAATATAAGAATATCAAAAAATTTCACCGAGCGGCTGAGGATAAGAAGACTAGATATTGTGGACATGAGTTCAGAACTACACGAGGACTATCAAAATCTATTAGTATATAATATTGCAATATAATAATGTATGAAAAAGAATAAAATTAAATTTAGCTTTGCACCTGACTTTCAGTTAGAGATTCTCAGGTTCATTATTCAAGATAAGGAAGGAGGTTTAGTACTAAGCAGAATAAAACCAAGCTACTTAGTACTTATCGAACATTCCTTAATTTGTGAGGGTATACTTAAATACTTCAAGAAGCAAAGAAAGATACCCTCACAGAATGTCCTTAAACAAGTACTCAGAGAAATGCTAGAATCTAAAAACTATGTTGACCTGGTTACTAAGGATGATATCCCAAACATCGAGAAGGTTATCAAAAATCTTTATTCAATTCAGTTATCAGATTCGGAATATATTAAAGAGAAAATCTATCAGTTCTCTACCTATGTTGAAATGAAGAACTTAAATGATTCATTCGACTTAGATAACTTTGAACAATATGAAGAATACTCGAGAAAGGTAGAGAAGGTTCTACAAAGAAGTAGACCCAAACAAGAGGATGAACCTTTATTTATGATTCGAGATGTTACTGAACGCCAGTTTAAAAGACAGGCAGAACCTTCAGTAGTACCTTGTCCATTTAGGCAACTAAATGATTTAACTAATGCCGGAGGATTCCCAGGTGCATCAATCAATGTAATCCTGGATAAACCTAAGGCAAAGAAAACATTCTTCATGGTAAACCTTGCAAGAGGTTACCTTAGAATGAAGAAGTCAGTTTATTATGTGGATACAGAAAATGGTCAAGAACAAATCATGGACCGTTTCATTCAATCAAGTATCAATAAAACTAAGAAGGAATTATATACTGGAGATTATGATAAACTCGAGGCTAAGCATTTAAGAAAACTTGCAAGGTTTGGAGTTGAATTAATAGTTGAAAGAGTACCTGCATTGATTACTGACTGCAATTATATAAGGGAGAAGATACTTACTCTTAGGAGCCAGGGAATTGATATTAAGGTATTGATGGTTGACTATGCGGGGAAGCTTGCTTCTATTGCAAAGGATAAAGAGGATTTTGATAGAATCTCAAATGTATATATTGACTTACAGAATCTTGCTGAGGATTTGCATTTAGATGTTGTATGGACTGCTCATCATATTACTCGTGAAGGTAAGAAACATCAAGCAACTAAGTATGATGAGAACGATATATCTGGTTCTATTGCAATTGTACGTAATGCTCAATTTATAATGGGTCTTAACAGTACAGAGCAAGAAGAGAAAGATAACATACTTCGTTCAGAGATTGTAGTACAAAGGGATGGTCTTCCTTCAGGTAGAGCTCTATTTAAGTGTGATGTAGAAAGGCAAAGATGTACAGAGTTTACTAAAGAACAAAGAAAGAACTACGATGAACTATACGGTAAAAAACTTGAGGAATCTTTTAAGAAAGGTAATCCTGATGCTGATTCCAAGAAAAGAGAAAGGACAACTGGAGACATATAGATGTAAACTTGGTATTCATGATTGGGTAACCGAGCATTGGTGGGAACTTAGGCAGAGACCTAGAAATATCCTTACAAGGAAAGGAGGTAGGAAGAGAGCTCAATATTATAAGAAATATCGTACCAGAACCTATTGTAGAATTTGTGGTAAAAAGAAGAATGAAAACAAAGAAAGTAAGAGTAATAAAAGATAGATGGACCGATGGATTAGCTTTAGAAATATCCCATAATGGTTGGCAAACAACTTCCATCGGTAACTTGGATTTAGAGGATTTAAAGAGAATCCGAAAAGTAATTCGTAAAGCTATAAAGGAACATGAAAATAACAAATCAGTTTAAGTCTAAGCTCAAAACTTATTTCATTAAAAGACTTGGAGCTTTTGAATATAAACATGGCTGGATGAAACTCCCAGTATGCCCATACTGTCATAGGGAATTAAAAATGGGAGTTAACTTATCAATGTATAGAACCAATTGCTTCAGATGTAATGAACATCCGAATCCTTCTCAATTGGTTATGGATATAGAAGGATTCGATACATACCATGAACTAATTAATTTCTTAAATAGTGGAAAATTTGATGAGCTTGAATTTCACGAAGAAAAGGTTGAACTTGCAGAAGCTAAGCCTTTGTATCTACCCGAAGGATTCAGAATCCTTAACCTTGGCAAGTCACAAGTTGCAAAAAGCATTAGAGGATATGTCAAGAGCCGTGGCTTTGTCATCTCTGAGTTGTCTAAGCATGGAATTGGCTATGCGACAAAGGGGGCTTACTTTGGGTACCTCATTATACCCTTTTATTACAGAGGACAACTTAGATATTATAACGCGAGAAATGTTATCGGGCAAGGTCCTCGGTATAACAACCCTAACAAAGATATCACAGGAGTTGGCAAAGAATTTATCATATTTAATTATGATGCGTTGGAGATGTATAGGTCGGTATACATCTGTGAAGGTGCACTCAATGCCCTTACTATCGGGGATAGAGGAATTGCCACAATGGGTAAAGTTGTATCTAAATATCAGTTAAACGAGTTAATAAAGGCTCCTTGTCAAAGATACATAATCCTACTAGATTTTGATGCTCAAAAATATGCTATAGAATTGGCATTGAAACTTATACAATACAAGAAAGTAAAATTGGTTCTTTTTGATGATAATCGAGATGTAAATGATTTAGGTAGGAAAGCAGTTCTTAAAAAAGTTTACGAAACTAGATATGCTACCTATCAAGGATTAATTAAACTTAAAAATTCATTATGATAGAAGACAATATACCTGGTTTTATAGGTTACCATATTACAAAAGACGGAGAACTATATTCAAGACGTATAGAAAGATCTCCCAATAAGTTTGGTAAATGGCGTAAACTAAAACTTTCGAAAAAGAGTAGAGTTAAAGTAAGACTTTATAAAGGCCGTGTTGGTTATACTCTGAGTATTAGTAGGTTAGTAGCTCTAGTCTATGTATATAATCCTAATCCTTCTAAGTTTAAAGAGGTAATGCATCTAGATAATAACCCTTTGAACAATAATTATAAGAATCTTCAGTGGGGTACACATAGTATGAATATACAACAGATGATTTTTGAACAGAGAAGGAGGTCTTTCAAAACTATACAAAATCCTAACTGGGAAAATTTTAAGATTTCAGATAGGAAACAGAGAAGGTTAGAAAGGCTAATTGATTTAGGTAAAAGTAGAATGTATATTAGTAAAAGGTTAAAGGTATCACGTAAAACGCTTTATAACTTTATCCATAGAATTCAAATCCGAAACTCTTTGGAGTAAGGATTACCTATTATATTATATAACTTAAAATATTAATGATATGATGAAGATAATCGATTATGTAGTTAAGACTTCAATAGTTTTGGCTGCTCTTTTAATTATGGGATATTTCTTCCCAGTTGTAAGTTGGTTTGAAAAACCCCAACCAAGGAAGAATATGGTTTTCAGATGTGAGATGGTTGATGGTAAAGTTAGGGATTATACTTTAAACTTACCCGAAAATGTTACTTGGTATGTAGGTACCAATAGAGGTTCATATTATGTATCATTTGGTTCTCCCACTAAAAACCTTTATGGGAAGAAATGCCCAATAGATAATAACGAGGGTTGTATTAATGGTGTTTTAGTTTGTAATAGAGTAAAATGAGAGAACCCAGTATTCACATTACTAAGTCTCAATTTGAGGAAATATTAAATACCTTAGAGGTAGATAACTTCCCAGTTGAGGCTTTTTTTGTTATTGCACGAAAAGAGGCAATAAATACTAGAGCAGTGGTTGTTTCTAATAAAGGGACAACTAAAAAAGTAACTAACATATTACTAGCATCTAAGGGTAATGCTTCCCTTGTTGCTGATATATTATATGCTACTCGTATAAAGCTTAAGCATAGAGGAGTTCGTAAAATAAACGAAAGTAATACAAGGGAATGGGCTTTATGTAAAAAGCTTGCTGAGATATGTAATACCTTTTGTGAGGATTTTAAATTTGATACTCGGGAAGGATTTATTAAATACATTGAGACTGGTTTAAAGAGGATGACAGATTATCGTAATGTTATGCAAAGGTTAATATCCATGCAGGATAACATTACTAATCAAACAGAAGCTGAGATTAAATTACAGTCAGCAGATTTAGAACTCACTGCTAAGGTACATGATTACTTTGTAAGTAAGATTGCTAAGGCAACTGGTATATATGAATCCTATGAAAAGAATCCCGAGAAGTATGTTCACTTCGCTTATGTAGCAGCATTCCTAGAGGAAGAAGGTTGGGATTATAAGGATTTCATAGATGCTCAGTTTGAATCCTTAGCATGGTGTAATGGTCTACCCGATATTGCTCAATTATATACTGATAAAGCAGTAGAAAGGTATAATAAGTATTTATATAAAAATAAGAATAAAAAATCCTTAGAGGAACCTCAAGTTGAGGGCTCTCTCTGGGATAAGATTAATAATTAAAACATAACGTTATGAAAGCTTTAAAATTTTTAGGTAACAGAGTAGAGGATGCAGCTAATGCTTTTATTGATGTCCTCAAGTATTCGGACCAGTCAGTAGATTATCCTGATTTCAAGGACATTGAACCTTGGTCAGAGGATATTGTTAATATGTTCAAGGATGCTCTGAAGGATAAACCTTTCTCAGAGATTAGTGCTATCCTAATGTATACTCAACAGTCTTCAAGGTTCGAACCTATTGCAGAACTTATGTTGGGTATTGGTTTAGTAGAGATGAGACACTACGATAAATTATCGGATTTCTTACAGAAGGCAGACCCATACGAGGAGAATCCAGTTATGGATATTTATCCAAAGGTAGAGGTAGGTTTTTCTCCTGAGAGTGCTTTGAAGATCGCCTTAGATTCAGAAATAGAAACTATCGGTCATTACAAGAAGATTATGAATAACGTAGCTTTATACAATGACCGGGCAGATTATGATGACGTGATGTACTTATTGAATAAGTTGGTTGCTGATGAGGAACATCACATTAAACTTCTCAAGGAAGCAATGGGAATGGATAAAGCTACTAAAGGTGTAACGGTAATTATCAAATGAGTAGGATAATAATACAAAACGGAAATATGTGCGAACTTGATTTACCTCTTAAGTTCGCACAGAAACTCTACCAGGAATTTTCGGTTAGACATCCTAATGCTTTCTACTTACGTACAAGGCAAAGAGGTATGCAGAACTGGGATGGTAAGATACATTATATAAACAAGCATGGTGAGTTTAAGATAGGTTTTCTTCCGGCAGTATATGAAAAGTGTATTGAGTATGGAATTAAACCTAAAGTTGTAGATATGCGTCAACCTTTACCTAAAGTCAGTAAAGTTGTTACGAAGATAGGAGAATATAAATTAAGACCAGAACAAGAAAAGGCTGTTAAAGCAGTAATCAATAACAAAGTAGGTAAGGTACCTTTTCAGATTGGTGTTTTAGATTACACCGTTAATGCAGGTAAAACTCTTATCATGTCGTCTCTTTATTTATCCTATAAGAAGCAGTTAAAGACTTTGCTAATAACTAATGACTCTGACTGGTTGAATCAAGCTAGAGATGAATTTAAGAAATACCTACCAGGAGAACAGATTACATTTGTTCAAGGTAAAGTATTAAATTGGAGTAACTTTACAATTGGCATGGTTCAATCTATTTCTCGTAACATGAGATTCTATCAGAATGAATTAGCAAAGGTAGATATGGTTTTGGTAGATGAGGCTGACCAAGCAGGTAGTAAGCAATATCAAAATGTACTTACTCGTTTATTTAATACCAGAGTTCGTATAGGATTATCTGGTACCATTTATATGAGTAAGCTTGCAAAAGACAAAGTAAAGAATATGAATCTTGAAGTATTCTTTGGTAAAGTACTTGCAGAGTTTAAACTTAAGGACTCTATCAAGAAAGGTTATTCAACTCATACAATTGTAAAGATGGTACCAAGTAAACCCTGGTATGGTAATTGGGAATCAGAAGAAGTATCCTATAAGGAAGTATATGATGATTCTATTACCTTCAATAAGTATGCAAAGAGAATGGTTTATTCTCGACTTAAATGGAATCTTAAACAAGATAGATATCCTGCACTCGTAGTATGTAAATTTATTGCACACTGTGAGAATTTATGCAAATACTTTAAAAAGAAACTAGGAAGCAAATATAATATTGCCTGTGTGCATGTAGATACTCCTTCAAAGATAAGACAACAAATAATGAAGGATTTTAGGGAAGGTAAGATTGATATCTTAGTATCAACCACAATCATTGCTCGAGGTAAAAACTTCCCTAAGCTTAGGTATTTACTTAATGCTGCCAGTATGGATAGCCAAGAAAAATCTATTCAGTTCCTTGGTCGTTTGGTTAGAACAGATTCCTCAAAGAAAAAGGTTTATCTTGATGACTTACATTATCCAGGTCCTTATCTTAATAGGCATGGTAAACATAGGAAGCAGTATTATCAAAAACAAGAATTGAAAGTTATTCTGTTAGAGAAGATATGGAAGAATCATCCTATTCATTCTTTATGAGAATACCTTACTTAATCTGTTCTATTAAGTACTATGGATAATTACTTTTTCCGGTAGGAGGAAGTAATTAATCTAATAGAGGGACATAGGGCATTAATCATTAAATTAAAAGATATGGAATACTTACTAATACTAACATTACTGGGAGTGATAATCGGGATACTTTATCTCTATTCATCTCAGTATGATTACGATGTATACAAATACAAATGTCATCATTGCAAGAAGAAATTCAATGAGAGTGATATAAAGGATTTAAGAGGTCCTTGGCATACTAAGGATTGGACTTGTCCTCATTGTAAATATCAAAATGTAACACTTAAGAGTTATGATTACTAAGTTATATAAGGAATTTATCGATAAGATAATTAGAATTGGAGAGGAACAAACTCCTCTCCATGTTTTTAACTGTACTACTCTGGTATGGGTATCAGATATACAATCAATCCAGGTAATGGCTAATGAATACAAGGTATATTTTGATTTATCTTTCTGTTCAGGACTGCAAGTTAGGGTATTAACTTATACTGACACTCGTTACTCACAACACTTGGGTGATATCAGGAAACTATTTATAAATGCAATTGGACATTCCTACTTACCACTGTATGAGTCGGAATTGAAGATTGGAGATTCAGTCATAAGACTAACAGAAAAAAAAATAGATGATTAATTATGGCAAAGAAAAAACAAATGCTTCCCGACTTAACCAAGCAGGATATCCTAACACCCTTGGATATCTCTCAATTGGGAAGTAATGGAGACCCATGCTTTGGTATTGGGTATGATTTATCCACTAAAGAATGTAAATTATGCGGAGATTCAGAACTGTGTGCATTCAAGATGTCCCAGAACTTGAACATTACAAGGAAAGAATTAGAACAGAAGAATCAATACAAAGATTTGGATGTATTAGAAGACACAGTTGGTATCAAGAAATTCATCCGAAGTTTGATTCGGAAAGGGAAAGACAGAAAAGAAATTATCTCAAAGACAGTTGAGAAATTCGAAGTACCTAAGAAACGTATTAGAGAACTTTATAAAGAATGTAATGGGAAAAGTAGGTAAGTTAAGAATGATATGGGCAATGTTTAAGTTATATCTTAATAACCCAAATTATTATGTACGGCAGGACGATGTTCTTGCTGATTTGTTTATGCAGGGTGAATATGACGTAGAAAGATTCTGTCATTCACTCGGAGTAACTCCTCAAAGAGGATTAACCTTTGGACAACTTTTAAAACAATGTAATATATTATGAACAGATTCAGATTTATTAAAGTAAGAGACGTAAAGACTCCATCGAGAGGTAATGCAGGTGATGCAGGTTTGGATTTCTATATCCCAAGAAACTTGGACCCTCAACAATTGATTCAAATCGAGGCAAACCAGTCTCCAAATCATTTTACTCCAGATTTTGTATTGGGAGTAAATACAACTACCAACTTCGTAACTGATATTCAAATCTACCCGGGAGGGAGAATCCTTATCCCATCAGGTATTAAACCTCTTATCGAACCTCAAGAGTCTATGCTCATGGCAGCTAATAAGTCTGGGCTTGCTTCTAAAAAAGGTCTTCTGTATACTGCAGAGATTGTAGATTCTCCTTATGTAGGAGAGATTCATATTGGTATAATCAATCTCAGTCGAGTAATACAGACTCTAAAGGTGGATGAGAAAGCAACCCAATTTATTCATGTACCAATCTATCTCACAGAACCCGAGGAGATTCAATCAGAAGAATTTTATTCTGAATCTCAAATGTGGGGAACAAGAGGTGAAGGTGGATTTAATTCAACAGGAAGTAAGTAATGGACATACGTAATATCAAGGAAATAGTACCTCCTTTAGAAGTAGGTACGTATTTACAATCAATGTATTCTCTTTCGTTAGAACAATTAGACGGCTACAGGCAAATAGAAAAGCTACCTGATTATCCGGTTGATATCAATAATCACCAAAATCAGATAGTTCTTAAGGATTTTATTGCCAGGGTTATCGAAGAACTAATGGAGGGTTATGAATCTACCTCTGAGGTAGTAAAGATATGCCACAAGTGGGGATGGAATATTGACCAACTAACAGAGGACGAATATACCCAGGTACTCAATCATCTACAGAATGCCAATGAAGAACAGGGAGATGCTCTGGGATTTCTATTCACTTTGTTCCACTTTGCAAATATACTACCTGAAGACATCTTCTCATGGGGAACGTCTTACGTAGTCGATTACTCTGACTTCAAAGTAAAGGAATTGAAGGACGTAATTACACTGGGTATAGCCATGGTTACCGAAGGTAGTATTGGTTTAGTTAATCGGTTTAACATGATTGATGAAGAACATGAATCTGTAAAAGATTATACTCCTGGGTTTAATACTTTAAGTGAAGCATCTCACGAAGAAGAGAAGGTATTATTATTCAATGTAGTATATGAATTGAATATTGCAAGGAATCTTCTTAAGTGTAGACCTTGGAAACAAACCCAGGTAATGACTAAGGAATTAGATTTTCAGTATTCTTTGGTAAAAGCTTTCTACCTATATATGGGATTCTTGGGATTACAAGGATTTTCAGATGAATCAATCTACAGGTTATTCTTTAAGAAACAAAGACTTAACCTCTGGAGACAAAAAACAAATTACTAATGAGTGGATGGAATAGAAAATTAGAGGGTCTTCAATCGAATACGGAGGAGACCCTCCACTCTTTGGAGTTTGCTACTTCACAAGAGGCATGGGAGAAACTGAACGAGGCTTTCTTAAGATTAGATCCAGTTCTTTTTGATAAGGGTGCTACTGCAAACAGTGGAGTTGCAGTAGCATATAACGTGTTTATAAAAATACGTAAAGCATGGGTAGACCCAGATTTTGATTATGGCAGGTGTTTTAATTACAAAGAAACTAAGTGGACGAGCTTATTGAATAATTATATTGATTTTAATAAGTTAGACCTCTTACGTAGCAAATTAAGAATCCTGAAGAACAAATATAATCAGAATTACAATGTTACGTATATGTTCAATAATCATCATGATAACGGTAAACAATGTTTAATTGCTGCAACTTTTTCGAAGAGATTTCAAGAGGACATCCCAGTTATTACAATGGTAATCAGAGCATCAGAGATTACAAAGAGGTTAATATTCGACTTCCTATTAATTCAACGGATGGCCGAATATGTGTATGGGCCGGACCAGTCAGTACAAATCAACCTATTTGCGACTCAAATGTATGGGAATGTAGAGACACTCTTAATGTACTCAGCTTATAAACCTTTAAAGAAAGTAATCAAGGGTATAGATAATCCTTGGACTAAAAGAGTTAAAGAGGTTTATAAGAAAATCCAAAAGGGTACAGAGAAAGAATGGTCTTCATTTAAGGTATTCTTCAGGAGTTTTAAAGTACTTCGTCCGGACTTATACGAATACCAAGCTTTGTTAGCAAAGGACTTGCTATTAGAATATGAAGATATAGAATATCCAGAAAATGTGATATCCTATTCTCAACGTAAAGCATATAAGAAGAAACTTTTAAAGAAACAGAAGAATGAGAATCTACAGTAATTCTTTTGAGTTAATGTCAGAACTTGGCAGAGAACTCAACAGTTATGGTCAAACTGTAAAACCAAAGACCTATCAGAATAAAGTCATTGAAGGTAAAGAGGAATTTGAAACAAAGGAACTCATTTGCCAACAATATTGCTTGACTTCACTCGGAGACCCAGTATGGTTATTTGTATTTTCACATTCAAGAGAATGGGCAGATGCAGAGTTAGGAGAAAGGCTTTGTTGGTATGGTTTAAATCCCGGTACAGCTTGGGAGTTAAGGAAAGACTTATGGGAACAATTCTTAGTTGAGGGTCCAAATGGTAAAAAGTTTGATTATACTTATCCAGAAAGGATTTGGAATGATTTAAGTGATACTGGTAAGTTAGCTTTAGAAGAAGTAATTAATCTTCTTAAAAGGGATAATGATACTCGTAAAGCAGTACTCCCAATATTTCATGGTTCAGATTTATGTTTCCTTGATGGAAGTCGACGTATTCCTTGCTCTATGTATTACGATTTCCTTATCCGTCAAAACGGTAAAGGAGAGAAGGTATTACATATTTGCTATCATCAAAGAAGTTCGGATTTTGCCCAACATTTCGGTAATGATATATATTTAGCTTGGAGATTAATGGAATATGTAGCTAAAGAAGTAGGAGTAAAGCCTGGTTATCTATATCATACCATAGATTCATTACATATATACAAAAAAGACTGGCATTTCTTATCTTGTAATTTAGAGGATTTGAAAGATGACTACTAAGTATTCAAATATAAAAGGATACCCTGGATATTATATATCTAAAAGGGGTATCCTTTTTACTTCTATTAAAAGAGTAGGAGTTAAAGGGAAAGGAGAAGGTAGGAAAGGTACTACTACCGTGATTTCTAATACTTGGAGAAAAAAGTATGTATCGTTAAAATCTAATGGCTATTTACAATGTACACTTTTTAGAAAGAGGTTTTATATACACAGGCTAGTATACGAAGCTTGGATTGGTAATATACCAAATGGGTATGATATTGACCATATAAATGGTATAAAAACCGATAATCGAGTATCTAATTTAAGAGCGGTTTCAAGGTCAGAAAATTTAAAACATAATTATGAATTAGGTTTTAAGGGCTCTAATTATATACATACTTTTTCTGATAAAGAGAGGAATCTAATAATGATAGACCATAAAGAAAAGGGTCTTAGTATAAAGAAAATATCCATTAAGTATGGATATTCTAGGTACTTTATTCATAGGGTATTGAAAGGAGTTAGATAATGGAGACACGGTATACAATAATTAAGAACAAAAGAGAACTTAAAAAACTTATTGCTTGTTGTAAAGCAACTGGTTATGCTTGCTGTGACTATGAAACTAATGGTTCACCCCTATATAATAAGAGTTTCAAACCAACTATACTCTCAGTATCTTGGATGCCCGGATTTGGTGCTTCTATTCCATTAGACCACTTTGAAACAAAAGATTATACATCTCCAGGGTGGAATTGGAAGAAGATGCTAAGGAAATTTGGGGAAGAGGTAATCGAGAATTACGAAATAACCAAGGTTGCATGGAACTGGAAATTTGATGACCAGATTAATCAAAAGTATCACATCTATTATAGAGGTACTTGCCTTGATGGAATGCTTGCAAAATATGTTCTCAATGAGGAAAAACCACATGACCTAAAATCAATGGTTAGAAGATATCTACCAGAACATGGAGATTATGAGAAGCAAGATAAATTCGATAAGATACCTTGGGATAAAAAAGAATTAGACCCACTTTGTCATTATGGATGTCAAGATACAGATTATACTCTTAGGTTAATGATATTCTTTGAGAAAAAGTTAATTGACTTAGGTATGTATTCGGTATTCCGTAATTTATTTATGTGTAATTCCCGGGTATTAACCTCGGTAGAGAAAGAGGGTTTATACCTTGATACCAAATTTAATCAAAAACTCCTTGAAGAATACAAACCCAAAATTGATGCTGCAAGGGAAGCTATCTATAATTTACCAAGAGTAAAGAAGTTCACTAAGAAATACAATCAGGGTAAGATTGAGAAATATATTCAATCAATAGAAGCTGAACTCGAGGAGTTAGATTATAATGACCCAAAAGATAAACGTAAGATTGATTCTCGGCAACAAAAGATAACTAATATACGTGCAGGGGTATTTACTACTAAGAAAGAACAGGAACTTATAAGACCAGTTAATCTTGGTAGCCCAGTTGATTTACCTCAACTAATGTATTCAGATATTGGATTCAAATTCCCTGTAATTAAAGATAATGAATCTGGTAAGCCAAGTACAGATGAAGATACATTAACCGAATTAAGGTTAACTGTAAAAGACCCTGAATCTCCAAAAGCAATATTTCTTGATAAGATGCTTGAATTAAGAGGTTTAGAGAAAATGTATAAGACTTATATCTTAGGTTGGTCAGAGAAGGTACAAGATGATTCTCGATTACACGGTAGGTATAATATACATGGTACAGATTCTAATAGGTTTAGTTCTGCAGACCCAAACATGCAACAAATACCCAAGACTTCTGTAGACCCAAATATCAAGAAACAATTGGTAGCTCCTCCCGGTTATCTTTATATGGCATTCGACTATTCTCAGGCAGAATTAAGAATGATGGCTCACTTATCGGGTGATGAAACTTACCTGGAAGCATTCGCCAAGGGAGTAGACCCTCACCTTGGTATAGCAGCAGCAAAATATGGTGTATCGATTGAAGAAGCAAGTAAAGCTTACGAAGATGAAATGCACCCAGATTATAAATTATGGAAGGTACGAAGGAAGCAAGCTAAACAGATTGCATTTGGACTTATTTATGGAATTGGTAATAAATTACTAGCACAGAAATTATCTGACCCAAAAGCTGGTATTATAGTTACTCCGGAAGAAGCAGCAAAGGAAATGGAAGTATTCTTTGGTCAACATCCTAAGATTAGGAAGTTTAAAGAGAAACAAGAAAAATTCCTTCGTAAGCATGGGTATTATACCCAGTTATTTGGTACTAAACGAAGACTCCCCCAAATATATTCAAATGATAAGCAAGAGGTTGCTTATGCAATTCGTTTAGGTCTTAACTTCCCATGTCAGGGTGCTGCAGCAAATATGACCAACTTCGGAGCTATCCTGGTTTATTATTTAATGAGACAAGGTAAACTACCCCGTATGCTTGAAGTAGCAACTGTTCATGATGCAGCCTATTTTTACTCAAAGCCTGAATATATTAACACATGGACTGTATATACAATCTGGAATATCCTACGTAACCCAAGTACGAAAAGGTATTTCGGATTTCAAGTGGATGATGTAGATATGTCAATGGACTTCTCTATTGGTAGGTCAATGGCAGAAGAATTACCTTTTATTCCTGGGTATGATTATAGAAAGATGCTTCAACCAGATTTCTCAGTAGAGGAGTATATGGAAGAACATAAGAAGTATAAGAATGTAATCATTAAGGATTATCCTAAATTGTTTAGTAAAGAGATAAAGCAGTATGAGGAAGATTTTAAAGGGAAACTTAGATTGCATTGGTTGCCCTAATTACCATGTTACCAAGAATGGTAAGGTATATTCTAATTATAAGGGTAAAGGTTGGGTAAAATTATCCCTTAATCGAATTAAAAATAACGGATACGTTATAGTTTCTATTAGGGATACGAATGGATATAGGTATACTTATAACATTCATCAATTAGTAGCATTAGTATATGTACCAAACCCAAATAATCATAAGTATGTATGTCATAAGGATAATATAAGAACTCATAATCATTATAAGAACTTATATTGGGGTACTGCTAAGGAAAATACTCAACAATGTATTAGAGAGGGTAGGTTTAAATTTTCAGATACAAAGTTAAGTAGACCCGATATACTTCAATTACTTTATGAGTATGATACTGGTATGATAAAAGCAAAACTTGCTAGGAAGTATGAGATATCACCAATGTTAGTATATAAATATATTAAGAAAAGAAAACGTTATGAAAAAGATTTTGAATGGACCCACGGTATGGCGAGCTAAATGCCCATACTGTGATTGTGAATTTGAATATGACTACTCAGAAGTAGATTCATCCACTTTTTCTGATTGCAAATTAGTTAAGTGCCCAGTTTGTAATAGGTATCTTCATCATAAAGAAAATCCAAAATCACCTACAGAAGTGAAGAAAGAGGATACTATGACAACATAAATAATAAAATATTATAAACTATGGCAACTGAAGAACAAATAATGAATACAAATAGGCTATCATCATTAACCTATATGATATCGGCCTGCTTAGAGTTCTCTATTCAAAACCTCAATCATCAATTAGACCAATGTAATCTGAGATTAGTCGGTAGAGATAAGATGGTATTCAATAGAGTAAGGTCTCAGATAGAGCAACTTCAATCGAATCTAAAGTTATTAGAGGATTTAGCCTTTGGAGTAATGAAGGATGAAGATGCAAGGTTAGCTTATGAAGATGCTACCCATATTTATTGGGCTTTGTTTATGACTTTAGTAGATAGAGGAGGGACAGATAATCTATGCGACCTAAGATTCAAGGCTTTAATCGATATAATTGGTAAGTATGAATCTATTCTTCATTTGCCTGGTTTAGATATTGCATATCATTGCGCATTTGCTCAGGTATCTAAAGCAATTCAAGAAGGTAAATATTCAAAAGAAGATTTTAAGAATTTATTGAAAGTACATGAAGACGGAACTGAAGAAACTAAAGGTTAAATTCGAAGGTAATATCATAACCATAGATATTGCTAAGGAATTATCCATTAATGAAAATATCATTAATTCTCAGTTAAGGGAATCTCCCACTAGTTATTATATACTTTGTTCTTTAAGAGATAAGTATATTAAAGAAAGAGATGCTCTAGCAAGGGAAAAGGATGAAGCTTATTCTGCTGCTTGGATATTTATTAAAGAATCTAATGAAAGATTCAATAATGATTACGTTGCTCATAAGGCTAACATATCCCCAAAATATAAATCGATATATCAACGATATTTGAAAGCAGTAGAAAAGGCTAACAAGTATATTACCATATGTAGAGCTTATGAGTCTAGAGAGAATATCTTGAGGACTATTAATGCCAACATGAGGAAGCAACAATAATAACTATAAGTAATTACTAACTTTTAAAAACGAATTAAGAATATGAATTATTCACTATCTTTCATTTCTGCTATGGTAGCAGCTCAGTTTGATAATCAATTACCAGGATGTCCAACTGAAAACAGAGTTCTTATCTTATCACCAAAAGAAGTAAACCAAACTAGGGGTGGGCTTATTATCCCGGAACAGGTAAAAGAGGGAGTTCCTCGTAAGGGAGTTATAGTTAAACTCGGTGAGATTACCGAAGAGTATAGAACTTACCGGGATTTGGTGCAAATAGGTAGAATAGTTACCTATGGTTTGTATGCCGGTAAGGAACTGGAATTTGAAACAGACAAGCTTACCCCAGGCTTACAACAACTTTTGGAAAAGAACACTTTAACGGTGTTGAGTATGAATGAGATAATTTACTCAGAACCAAATAATAACGATTAATATGGCACTTGACAAAAAGAAAAAGAAGAAAGTTTCATCAGATGGACTTTCTACAAAGGAAAAGATGCTAGCTAGAAAGAAACAGTTAGAATCTAAGGGAAACGGAAATGGTTTGGTATTCCCTAAAGAAGGTACTTTACGTATGAGAATCAAATCTCCGGGTGATGACCAGGAATTGGGTATAGAAATTGTTCAGTTCTATCTTGGAGGTAATCTGGGAGGAGTAATATCTCCGGCTACTTTTGATGAACCATGCCCCTTCATGGAAAAATATCAAGAATTGAAAAACTCAAAGGATGAGGATGACAAGGAACTTGCAAAAACTCTCGTACCAAGAAGAAGATACGTTATTGGTGGTCCGGTCTATGCAGACGAAAAGGGAACTAAATTTGATTACGAGGGTAAAGATAAGGGAGTTCTAGTTCCACGCTCTGTTTATCAAGATATTATCGACTTATACCTCGATGAGGATGAAGCTGGTGATATGACAGACCCAAGAAATGGATACGATATCAAAATTATTCGTTCGGGTTCTGGTAAGCTTGATACAACTTATTCTGCTCGTGCTTGTAAACCAACTAAATTGGATAAGAAATATCAAGGTACTGTAGACCTTGAAGGTATAGTTCGTTCTCAAATCAAATCATATGATGAACTGGAAGAACTTCTTGCTAAGTTCTTGAATGAAGACCATGGAGGAGACGATGACGAGGATGACAAACCAAAGAAAAAGACAAAAAAGAAAGGGATTCATAGAGATCATTACATGGAAGATGATGAACCCAAAAAGAAAAAGAAGAAACGTTACAAATCCGACATTTAAAGGTTAGTTAATATATGGTTTCATTCGAAGGTGGTAATTAGATTCGTTCAGTTATCACCTTCTTTAGTCTAAATACATTACATTATGGCAAAGAAAACAAAAGTTGGTTTAAAGGTACCAACAAAAAATGAGATACTAAAGAAATATGGTAGTATCATGAGATTGGCTTCAGATACAGTGGAATCAAACTTATGGTTACCTTCTACTTTCTTTGCTCTCAATTATACCTTTGGTGGTGGTATACCCTTTGGTAAAGTCCTTGAAGTAGCTGGAGAAGAATCATCGGGTAAATCCCTTATTGCTTATAATTTTGCATACACTTGTCAACAACTTGGTGGTCATGTAATTTGGGTAGATGCTGAACAATCTTGGATGAACTCCTGGGCTGAAGCAAATGGGGTAGACCCAGAAAAAGTTACAGTATTAACCGATACTCGTATAGAGTATATTTCCGATGCAGTAGCAGATTTAGCAATTTACTTACGTTCTCAATTAACTAAGAATGAACCAATACTCTTAGTAATTGATTCTATTGCTGCTATGGATTGTGCAGATAACATAGATTCTAAAATGGTAGAGGGTAAAGCAGAAATGGGAGGTAGAGCAAAAGCTCTTTATAAATACTTCCGTATCAGGAGTGAGTTATTCTACAAATTGGGAGTTACACAAATTTATATTAACCAATTAAGAACTGCTTTAAATGTCGGATTCGGAAAAGATAATACAACTACTACAGGAGGTGCAGCACTCAAATTCTATGCTTCAATCAGAGCTGCTTTCTATTCAGGAAAATCTATCACAGTTAAGCAAAACGGTAAAGAAAGAAAAGCTGGAAAGCTTGTCACAATTAGACTTATTAAAAATAAGGTTGCTCCTCCAAGACCTACAATCAGCAAATGTCCGGTTTACTTCAACCCTAAATTCCATGAAGTTGGATTTGATAGATGCTATGCCTTAGAAGATGTATTAGTAGAGAATGACATCATCGAAAAATCCTCAGGTGGAGTTTATAAGTTCAAAGGGAAGACTCTTGCAAGAGGGGAGGAAAAATTCCAAAAACTTCTTGAAGAAGATGATGAACTTCGTCGTAAATTACTTCGTAAAGCTGGAATAAATACTATTGGTGCTACTAGAAAGAGGATGGAAGCTTTGACTACTAATTTATATCCAGTAGATGGAGTAGAATATGAATCATTTAACGAGTCAGATGACGAGGAGGAAGACGATGAGTAAGAAAACAGTATTATTGATTGATGGAGAGAATATTCTCCATCAATCTTTTCATAAGTTCGAGAAACTTAAATCTACAGACGGAAAACCAAGTGGAGCAATATTCGGATTTTTCAAATCACTTCATATGTATCTTACAAGGTTTAAACCAAACGAAGTAGTTATAACATTTGATAATGGTCATTCACCAGTAAGGGATAAGTTATTGCCTAACTACAAAGGCCATAGAAAAAATATATCGGTTGATTATGAATCCTTGCAAATACAAAAGGCAATTATAATGAAGATATTGGGTATGCTAAGAATTTCTTATATATTTGATAAAAGGAATAAAACTCAATATGAGGGGGATGATTTCTTAGCATACCTAATTATTAATACTTATCGTTCGGATAATGTAATCTTAGTATCATCCGATAAGGATTTTAATCAATTGTTAAACAAGAACGTTAGAATATTAAACCCCAGAAAAGATGAAGTTATTCGAGTGGGCAATTGTAAAGAACTCTTCGGTTATCATTCACATGAGACTGTTCAGTATCTTGCAATGGTAGGTGATACTTCTGACGATATCCCAGGTTTTAAGGGTATAGGTCCAGTAACTGCAAGAAAGATATTAGACGAATATAAGTCAATCTACAAATATTTGGAAGCTAAGCCAAACAAGGAGTATCAAGAAGCTTGGGATAGAAATCGTAAACTCATTGACTTATTCTGGTTTGTAGGTAATGTACCATTAGATAAGATGCCTATCAAAAGAAAGAAGACTTTCAACTATGATAAATTTAGGAAGTTGTGCATAGAGTATTCTCTTGCTTCGTTCCTAACTAAAGAATTTATTAAACCTTTTAAAGAGTTATCCGAATGAAAATCATGTTTGCAGGTGCAAGTGGAGTTGGGAAAACCACTTTAGCAAAGGAAGTTCCCGGGATGATTAAGTTTGATGTATCAGAATATCCTCCGGTACTAGATTTTATATCTGGTAGTGTATCAGATTTAATCCCTAAAACAAAAGATATGTCTCATAAAGAGATGTTAGAAAGAGATTCAAAGGATTTATTAATGGAAGACTTTCAGGTAATGAATCTGAGAAATAAAATGTTTAGAGACAGAGATAGATTCGTTACAGATAGGAGCTATCTTGATTTAGCTGCTTATTTCTATTATAAACAAGCCAAGAATGTTCCCAAATGTGAAATGGAACACTTCTTCGAAACTTGCAAGATGTTACTCAATCAGCAATGTACTCACCTCATTCTATTAGACTTTACTACTGCAATGGTAAAGGAATGGGTTATGGAAGATAATGGCAAACGAATAGAGAATAATTACTTCCAGTTCTTAATATCTTCTATAATGGATAACGTATTGAACTTGTGGGGATTCTTACCAACTAAGGAAATATCTTCTATATATAAGAATATATTTAAGAATCAACTTTTGGAATATGGTGCAACAGAAGGAGTAATCAAATCCCTGTATGGTGAAACTAAAGTTCTCTGTATAAGAGAAGCTAATTTGGATATTCGTAAGAAACTTATTATTGATTTTCTTCATGAGTAAGGAAGTAGTATTTATAGCATTCTCGGATTTGCACATAAATCTATGGGCAAAATTCAATGAGAACAACAATAGGACCTTGAATAGTATCAAGGTCCTTGACGTTATTGCAGGTCAATGTGAAAAGTACAAATGTCCTGCTTTATTCTGTGGGGATTTATTTCATAAGCCAGAATCAATTGACCAAGACTTAGCAATCTTTGTTGCTGAACAATTCGATAGGTTAGAAAGTAATTATCCGAAATTCAGAATGATTTATATAGACGGGAATCACGATTTGAAATCGGTAAATCGTATTGATAGGATAACTAAGGGATGGCCTTTTGTATTTCATAAGAATTTTATGAGTTGTGTTAATCTAACCAGAATTAAATGGTGTTCTTATGGAGATTACCACATTTATGGAGTTCCCTATATTGATAATAATGTGGGTCTAAGTGAATATCTTAAGAAACTTAAACTAGATAAGAATGTAAAGAACATACTTCTTCTTCATACGGATTATCCAGGAGCAAAGGATACTGATGGTAGAGAAGTTGATTCTGTAGAAAATCTCAATGTAAATATCTTGAATCGATTTGATTTGGTATTATGTGGTCATATACATAAACCTCAAAGACTATCAAAGAAGGTTTATATGATAGGTGCACCTAATCATCAAAGGCGAACCGATAGAGGTTGTAAGTTAGGATATTGGAAGATTTATTCAGACTTATCAATGCAATTCGTACACCTTAAGCAATTCCCTAAATTCGTAGATGTAGAATCCGAAGAGGGTATTAAGGATGATGGCAATTATTATACCGTTTTACCTAAGAAAACTAGTAACTTAGTAAATACTAACCATAAAATTACTAAGCAACTTTCTAAGAAAGCTCTAGCAAGGAAGTATCTTAAGGAAAAAGGTATAACTGAACAAGATAAGAAAGAACTACTGATTGACATACTTAAAAAAGCTGAATCATGTTAACATTTACAACAATGAACGTAGTAGGATTCTGTTCAATAGAAAACCTACATATACCTTTAAACCCAAGTTGTACCATACTTATCAAGGCACCGAATGGTAAAGGTAAATCAACTATCTTATCGGCATTGGTATGGGCAATATATGGTAAAAACCTAAAAGGAGTATCAGAAGTAACTACCTGGGAAAAGGTAAGACCTAAAGATTACCAGGGAGTAATGGTAGAGGTATTCTTTCAAAAAGGAGAACATATCTATAAAATTATCAGATGCCAGAAATGCAATATAGTTCTTGAGGATGGAGCTAAAGGTAAAGATAGGCTTATCCTTATGAAAGACAACGAGGTAGTGAATGTAAAGGGTAAGAATAAACTCCAAGATGCCATTAATGCAGAACTTGGTTTATCCTATACTCTATTCATGAACTCCATTATGTTTGGGCAGGGTATTAAAAGATTGATACAAGAATCTAATTCAGATAAGAAGAAGATATTCGAAGAAGTATTTGATTTAGAATTTCTTAACATTGCCAAAGGTATAGCTATGCAGGATAAAAATAACCTATTAGCTCAGGCAAACGAAGTAGAACACCAATCTGCTTTATTAAAGAAAGAACTTGAAGCAAATAAGGAAGCTTACTTTGATTTACGTGATAGAGAGAAAGGTTTCAAAGAAAAAATAAAGTCAGAACGTAGAGAATTAAAGAAAGATAGGGAAGACCTAACTAAGCAACTCATTAAAAAACAGCAACAACTTAAGGACGAGGTAGAGCAGAGTCTTAGGATTAAGATTAAGAAACATACTGATTATGTAGATGGTCTTAAATCTAAAATAAAACACAACCGTAATATTTCAGGAGTATCATTACCGGATTTTGTAAAGAAACTCAAGATACAGTTAGATAAAGGCCATTACAAACGTGCTAAAGAGAGCGTAGATATTATCTATAAAGCAATCATAAATTCGGATAAACTACAGGAAGAGTATGAGGATGCTTTGGGTAGGTTGGATGAGTTGAGAACTACGAATGAGAAGTATAAGAGACTTCAAAAAGAATGCGATGATATTGCTTCTGATATTGCTGATATTGACGAGGAGTTGGAAAAGCTCAAACAAGAGAAACTTAAGGTTATGTCTCCTAAATATAAAGAGAAACTTAAAGAGATTAGAAAAACTCTTCGTAAGGTAGATGAGGATTACCACAATAAAGAGTTGGAGTTAGAAAACTACAATTGGTTAATCAATGACCCTCTCGGTAACAACGGAATAAAGGCTTACTTATTCGATTCATCTTTGGATATGTTAAATAGAACCCTTGATAAATATTCTCAAGTATTGGGATTTAGGATTGAATTTAACATAGACCTGGGTACCGCTAGAAAAGAATTTTTTACTTTAATTGAAAGAGATGGGCAAATTATTGATTATGATGAACTTAGCGGTGGAGAAAAACAATTGGTAAATGTGGCAATGGCATTTGCAATGAACGAATCTCTTACAATGTCTAAGGGTATAAACCTTGCCTTTTTGGATGAGGTATTCGAATCATTAAGCTCTGATAATGTAGAAGTAGTAACCTCTTTAATCAGACATACCTTTGCAGATAAAACCCTATTCTTAATTACCCATTTGGATTCTCTTTCTCTATCAAATACGAAAATCCTGCAAGTCGAAAAAGTCAATGGCCTAAGTAGTTATAATTTACTATAAGGATATATAACTTTAACAAGACAGGAAGATGAAAACTTTTAGTAATTTATACTCTGCTATAAAACATGGTAGAAACATAATACTTAGGCCTAAATGGAAACCCAATGTACCAGGTCATAAGTATTATGTTTCTAAAAATGGTAGAGTTTACAGATATCTTGGGGATTTTAAATGGGTAAGGATTTCCGTATATTCGGATGGTAAACCCGATAGTTATCTAAAGTGTAAGATAGATTTAAAATCTTGGTTATTACATCGTTTAGTAGCTACTATTTACCTTCCTAACCCGGATGGTCTACCAGTAGTAATGCACCTCAATAATAACAAAAGGGATTGCAGAGTTAAAAATCTTAAATGGGGCACCGAGTTAGATAATACATTACAGGCTTGGTTTGATGGTTGTTTACCAACTCCAAATAAGATTATTTATTATAACGATGTACATAACCTTTATAACCAAGGTTTGAGTGTAAGGGAGATAGCTAACATATTACCGATTCATATCTCTTCAGTTCGTAGAATCTTGAAAGGTAAGGGTCTTATTAAGTATAAAGATAAATTTTGTTATGTCAATAAACAGCAAAAATAAGGGTTCAAGATTTGAAAGAAAAATAGGAGCCTGGTTTACTCAGTGGACTGGGTTCAAATTTGAGAGGAATCGGGCAGGTTCAGGAGCTTGGCATTCTAATAAGGATGCCACTTCTGATTTAACCTGTACTGATGAAAAACATGCTCATCGATGTAAGATATCCATCGAATGTAAAAACTACAAAGATATCAAATTCGAACATGTACTGCTTGGTAATAAAACTTGTGATATCCTAAGATTTTGGGAACAAGCAAGTAAGGATGCTAAAAGGGCAAATAAACTCCCTATATTATGTATGAGGTATAACTCTATGCCTGCAAATGAATTTTTCTTTGTAGTAGAAGGGGGACCTGGTACTCTGGGAGATTTTATATGGGTACAATCTAAAAAACCCAGTATGTCAATCAGTACTTCAGTTAATCTTTATGTATTTCTTGCAAGTGATATTCTGGAGAATGTTAATTATAAGCAAGTACATAAGCAAGCTAAGTTAATCATTAAAAAGAAGTAATATGAAACGTATCCCTTATTCTTATTGTATCTTCTACATAGAACGAAAGTATTATCAGAACATTAATAAAGAACTTAAAGAAAAGGGATATAAAAAAGTACGTGCCATTATCCCTACAATAAACGTTTTAAAGAAAACCGCAAAGGGTAAGATGATATTCGAAGAAGTACCAATCTTATTCAATTATGGTTTTATCAAGATGCCTACAGAGTTAGCGTACTCTAGACCTTTTCTAAACAAATTGAAGAGAAGTATATCAGGTATAAGAACTTGGTTAAAGTCTACAGAGACTCTTCATGAAAGAAAGAAGAAAGCTAGAATAGATAACTCTGAAGACTTTGATGATTTCTCATTGGTAGCTACATGCACCAGAAAGGATGTTAAAAGGTTTAAGAGAATGGCAAAAGAAGGAAAGAAATATTCTGTAGACGATTTGATGAATGTTAAGATAGGCGATTACTTAGTACTCAAAGGTTATCCTTACGAAGGAATAGATGCTACGGTATTAGGTATAGACCACATAAATAAAATGGTACAACTTCTTTTATATCCTGAAATGGGTAAAATGGAAATATGGTTACCCTTTGATAACGTAATCTATAGCGTGTACCAGAATTATGACCCAGATAAGTTATATGCTAACTCCCAAGATTATGACCCAAATGAGATAACAAGTGAATCAATAGATAGAATAATGGATTTTAGGAGGAATTAATTATGAATGATGCTCAGAAGAAAGCTTGGGACTGTTTAAACGAAATAGAAAGGCAGTCCTTATTCCTTCAGTTATCAGAAAGCAAATCTTCATGGGAAGCTGGTGAAATTTTAAAGTTGTCACATTACAAGTATTTAGAAATCAGAGAAAGGTCAGAAAAGTTCTTCAGATTATTCTCTGATTTCTTCGAGTTACACACTTCTATTTTTCGACCTGACTGCCCTTGCGAACGAAGCTTTTGTGATTTTATTGAAGGATGTATTGAAAAGAGATTAACAAGGAAAGAAGCTAGTCTATATACTGGAGACTCTTCTAACTTACTCTCAAAGGTAAGCAATAGTAATATCGAAAGAAATATGAAAAGACTCAAAGAATCAGAAGACCCCTGGGACTTAGATTCAATGAGGTTAATTCTAGAGTTCGATAGGTGGAATAACTTTAGGATTCTACCAAGAATGCTACAACAGCCTTCTGCATTTAAAAGGCGGTTGAATAAGAAGGACAAGATATACATTAAATACCTTTTAAACCGAGTACCAGAATGGATGCACACAAAACTGAAAGAAAGGTTTAGATATAAAGTAAAACCCGGAAAAAAGAAATACTGGGTATGCTTAATATCAGAAGAATTATATACAGATGGATATTTGCTAATGCCAGTAAGACCTTTAGATGAGGTAGTTAGTGAATTTAGTAGATTCTATATGTATGTATTCGAAAAGAAAGATGATGCAGATACATTTGGATTTATGGTATCCAAGTTTATGATTAAAACAGTTGATGTAAAATTAGGACAACGCTTCTGGCCTGAGTACAGATGCTGCGTGGAAAAAGCAGTTAACTATAATCAAGTGAATAATATAGAATTCAGTATTAAGAAACTTGATATGGCCTTCAATGCTGATAAGGTTAAAAAGAAAAGGAAGAAAAAGCCTAAATCAACGGCTGCTGAACGCATATCAGATACCTCAGCTTTTTATAAAAATAAGTAGAAATATTTCTTTATATAAATAAAAAGTATTATATTTGCAACAAATTAAAATAAAAGATATGAAAAAGAACAAAAAGAATAAACCAGCACCCTCAAAAGAAAAAGCCAGTTTCCTTGGTTCAGCCGGGAGGAATATGACTTACAGGGATTTAAAAAGAAAAGCCATAGTATTGGGTATGCCTTTCCCTGATGCATGTGCTGCTGGAGTTTTCGATTTAATTGGTTATATCGAAAGGTCAACTAATAAACCAGACAAATCATTGATTGACCAATATGATGATTGGATGGATAAACAATTAGAGAATATAGGTTATTCAAAAGATGACCCTCTAAGGAATTCGAAATTAAGGCTTGGGTTTCTCGGAGAAGAAGGAGAAAATGGGCAAAGGAAATCAAAAAGGGTTCCAGGAATAAAAAAACCCAGAGAAAAGAAACCACCAAGAGAAAGGGATGAATTTAATCTCATCAAGGGAACTAAGAAATCCTATGTATGGTCATTGGTTGCAAAGGGTTACGATTTAGAAAGAGTAACTAGAAGGATGAAAAAGAAGTTCCCAGATGCAAACGATAAATCAATAACACTTTGGTTTAGAACTGCAAGGAGGACTATGAACAATGGTAAAGCTAAAGGAAAGTAGTAGGGAACCAATCCGAGAAGATAGATATTATATATGGACATGGAGACCAGATACAACCAACAAATATATTACCGAAAAAAGTTTATATCGGAAACACCTAACAGGTATACCCTATTTCACAAGGTATCAGATAAAAAAGACTTTGGTTTATATGTACGGAGTAGATGTTCTTCAATATATTCATATCATATCAGGCAGGAAATTACTTAGGCAAGGGATAAGAACACTTCAAGATATGAATGGTCTAAGACATAAATCTGGTTCTACTAAATTCTGGTATAAAGGGAAATTAGTTAAGGCCAGGAAGTTTATTATCCCGGATGAATATAAAATTGATAAACACAGAAGACGAAGGTTCATGGTTCAAATGCACCGGGTCTTTAAATCAAAAGGAAAGAAGGTATTCAATGAAAGGTACTCACAAAAATTGTATGGACAACGGGAAGGCATATCTTCCAACTATATCCGGAAGAAGAGAATACAAATCCGTTCTACTATCTTACAGAATTTACAACAGGCTGAGTCAAGAGGAAAAGCATAAATATAATATTCTTTCTTTGCAATATCCCCCATTGGTATGTTCCTTGGCCTTGTATCTAAGAAAGAAATTAGATATCCCGATACAGAAAGTACTATTTATCAAAGCACAAAGGGATATGCTCGATATCTTTTATGATGAATCCTTAAATCATTTGGGATGGCAACCAAAAGAAAGGTTCTTGGTAAAAGCTTTAAGATTTCAAGGGTTCACTCCTGTAAGCAAATATAGGATGAGAAGTAAATATGCCTATATTATGACAAACAGGGTGCTAGAAAATGAATATTGGGTATTTCCTATGAGATTAGCTGATAACTATAAATCAATGCAAAATCCAAAATACAAATTCTATACCGAAGTATTTGGTAAGGTTGGTATTCCTGGAATAATTAAAATTAAATACAGCAATGGAAACTAAAAACCCAGTACCGGAAGTAAAGGTACATAAGCAATTAAATCCGTTCATGGGTAAATCCTTTAAGGTTAATACCTATAATGACCAGGATGAAGTTATCGATACAGAAGATGTAAAGATAGAATCTCAAGAAGAACTAAAGACCGTAATTGATGAGGTAAAACAATATAATATTGCATTTGCTTATCTTACGGGAAGCGAAAGAAAATACAAGAAACTTATAACAGAGTGATATAACTATTGATTATTAACATTTAAACATTTACGAAAATGGCTAAGAAAAAAGAAACCAAAAAGGTAGAGTTAAAGGAAGTATCTCGCAAAGAGATTAATGGTGCAATCATTATTACTTACGAAGATGGCTCAGTAAAAATTATCCCGGCTCCTATCATGTTGTCTGCCGAAGAAGCAAAAGACTTATTTGCTTCAGAAGAGGAAGATGATGACGACGATGACGAGGATGAAGAGGAAGATGACGAGGATGAAGATTCCGATGAGGATGACGACGATGAGGACTCTGATGATGAAGAAGAGGAAGATGACGAGGATGATGAAGACTCGGAAGACGATGAAGATGAGGACGAAGAGGAAGAAGAATTGACCGGTGAAGCTCTTGCCGAAATGGACTTCGAAGAACTGGAAGATGTTTGCGATGACAAAGACCTCGAAACAGACCCGGACGATTACGAAGAAGACGATATCGAAAAACTTCGCAAAGCAATTGCCAAAGAATTGGGTCTCAAACTCCCGGCAAAGAAAGAAGCCAAAGGTAAAGGCAAAAAAGGAAAGAAGTAATTCATTCTCCGGCTATGAAGGTTGGGCTAAAGCAATAGCCCACCTTTATCATAAGAAATAACTATTGTTCTATTAAATAAAACTAAAACTTAAAAGATTATGGCAACTAAGAAAAAAGAAGACACCAAGAAGAAAGGTGGCAAAGAAAAAGATGCTGAAAAAGAAGCAAAACGTAAAGCTCGTATGGAAGCTTTGAAAAACCGTCCTGCAGAGCAACGTCCAAACAGCAAGCAAATTGATGTTATCAAAATCAATGATAAATCCGAAGTTCAGAACTACGGTTACGCAGTAAAGAACAAAGAAGGATATCAGGGAGTGGTGGTAACATCAGTTCTGGTCATCGACGGTAAACCAACTTCTACATCCGTAACATTCGTACCGGGCAATCTAACCGTAAAATCCAAAAAAGGACACGGTATTATCTGTAACCCGAAAGCTAAAAAGGCTAAGGGCGAAGAAGAGGAAGCCGGAGACGAAGATTAAACTTCTATCCCTTACTTATTAGCGAGAACATCGCTAATGGTTTGCATAGTTTATTAGTATTTCAAAAATTGTATTTTAGAAGCCTATTGCCTTCTCAGGCAATAGGCTTCATTTATTTTATAGGTTATGGAAGACAAAAGAGAAATCCGAAAGAATATAACTATCCTAGCATTAGATAATCTTATTCAGAATTATACTAATGCACTAGAAGATAAAGATATGGACCCTCCCTTATCGAATGAAGAAAGGGAACTCTCTGAATTAATTATCAAGGAAGCCAGAGAAATGCTAACTGAAATGGCAATCGAAAATAAACCAATACCAAGACCCTCATGGAAGAAATGAATTTAAGAACCATTATACAGGGTATTCAATCCATATTAAAAGATATGGAATATACTCAGTATATGATTAAGGTTACTCCTACTCATAAGAGAGGTAAATATCAAACCCATGTTATTCACCTTCAATATCTTAAACGTAGGCTTAAGGATTTTAAGAGTAGGCTAGATAAAAAACTAAAAGGTACTATCAGTACTGTAAAGTTTAAATATGTTAATTATTCAGATGGACGAGAAATGGTTGCAGAACAAACTTTTGTTAATCTTACTCAGCAAGAGATAAAGGATGCCTTAGAACTTGGAGCCATTCTTGAAAATGCAAGTATAGAAATCCTAGAAATTAAGGAAATCCCTACTTCGATTAGGATATTATAACTATGGATAATTACTAAGGAAATTTCAATCCACTTAAAAATTTTAGAAACATGAAGAAAGACAAGAAGAAAGACAAACCGGCTAATAAGACTCCGGAACTTTCAAAGGCTAAAAAGGCATTAGATGCTTATCTCAAAGAGAACAACTTGGACCCAACTAAAGATTGGTCAAAAGACAAAAAACATGGTAAGAAGGTTACCGAACTCTTGAATAAGCTCAACAAGGAGAGAGATAAAGTCGCTGCTCAGTATCCCGAAAAGGATTTGAAGAATGAAGCCAAATTGGTAAAAATGAAAAAAGCCAAAGAAGACGAAAAGGCTTTAAAGAAAAAAGAAAAGAAGGAATCGACCAGCCGAGTTACCAAATACGATTATCCTCTCATCGACGGCAGAGAAATGACTTCCGATGAAAAGAAAAAATATCGTATGGAACAAAGAAAACTTGCTGCCGGTAAAGCTCCGAAGGAAGAAAAACCCAAGAAGGAAAAGAAAGAAAAGGCAGAAGCTACTGAAAAGGCTGCTCCTGCAAAAAAGGACAAAAAGGCCAAAGATAAAAAGAAAAAGAAGGCCAAAAAAGAAGAAGATTAATCTCATATCTTATTAAGTATTCGTTAATGATGTAAAGGCCTGGCAAATCACTTTTGTTCAGGCCTTTCTTTTTAATATCAAGACTTTATGGAAGAAAAAACATATAAACCCAAACTGCGTATCACTACACTTGAAGATAATGGTTCCTATATTCAAGATAGATTGGTAGATGCGTATACAGAAATGAATTCAGGGCCAAAAGTACAACATAAGGGACCAATAAGAATAGAGGTAACTCTTACAAATAAACAAGATGTTGAAAACTTTAAGAATTACTTAGATAAGCTCGTAGGTAACTTACCAATCAAAGAGCATTCAGTGGGAAGAGGAAGACCTTCTACTGGTAGTAAACAACTTACTGAATCACCTCGGGAAGATATTCTTGCAGATGTAGAGAAAATGGTTGAAGAAGGTAAGAGCCAACAAGAGATTATTAAGTATCTAAGGGAATTAGGGTTTGTCTTTATTCTTACAGAGGACTTTCTTTTTCATTTCCCAGGATTCGAATTCAACAGTAAGGATGTGGGAGAAGCCACTGACAACAAGCAATATCCTAACTCATACTCCTGGATGGCAAGATGTATCAAACGAGCCAAAGACCCCAAGGCAGATAAATTCGACCCAATGGTCATCTTCGGCTTTAGTATCCTTGGTGGACCATCGAAGAAAATTGTTCCGTACCTTTATAAAGAAAGGAAGAAACCGTTAAGGGCCTCTGTTGGTAAGAAAACCATATCCTTCTCTCAAGCAGAGTTCACAAAGTTCCCCAAGTTTATGCTCGAGGAAGAACGATTAAAGTTCTCTGCAGAACAACGACAATTACTTCTCAACCCAGAGAAAAAGCCTTCTAAGTTCTTCATGAGATGGTACAAGGATGTAATATTCCCTGATTCAATCAAACAGAAAATCGAAGAAGCTATCTCTAGATAGACAACCTCTACCTCAGTATTTAATAAAAGAGTATTATTTATTAAAATAAAATTCTTATATTTGTATAACGAAAATAAATATTAAAAAAAAATGGATGCAGAAACCAAAGAGGTAGTAAAGAACATTGCTCAGATTCAAATTGAGGCATTGACTAATATCAAAAATAATATCACTACAACAGAACCCGATTTACTCAGGAAGTTGTTACAGATAAACAATGAAGAGATGCTTGATTCAGTCAATCATCATATTCAGATTTACGAAGAGATATACGAAATGCCTCAATTGATAAAGACTCTGAACGAATATCAATTATACATCTGTTCTCATACCCTATTCAAAATGGAAGACGAATGGATACATGATTTATCCCAAGGAGTTTACGGAGCATGGGAACTATTACACAGAGAAACCAATAAATTTCATCCTGAACTCACATTAATAATTTAATTTAAAATGGACAAGAACGAATACTTAGAATCAGTTGAATTGAACACTGGAGTTGAAATGATTCCCTGCGAATCCTCAAACGTTGAAGGCTACGGATATGACTCCAAAAACAAACAACTTTGGATTGCTTTTAAAGGCAACAAAGTTTACCGTTATGATGGTGTACCTAAAGAAATCTGCAATGAATTACACCTAGCAGAGTCCAAAGGTAAATACGTTTCTTCTAATATCAGAAACAAGTTTAAAACCACTGGCTATGAACTCAGGTCTTAAGAAATTACCTATCATAGGGTTAGCAGGATTTATACTAATTGGATTGGCTATAGGTTCAAAACCTACATCCGATGCAAGCAGGATAAGTCCTGCTCCGTCGTTTAAAAAGAACGATGTACCAGAAACTAAATACAGTTTCTCATTTGCAGATAAGCCTAAGTCATTAATGGATTCAATTCAGGAAATGGCAAACAAACTCGGAAAAAGAATATACGAATATCAGGTAGAAATAGAAATCATTCCAGAGAATCAAATCTACCAGATAAGTAATTCTGGATATCAACAATACGAAGTTACTAGAAAAGGAGTGGGATACTCCCATACATGGGTTAAATTTTATACTGATAAGAAGTTAACTTATCAAGATGCTATTAAGTTTGCCGAAAGATACCCAGAAAAATGTATACCCTTTGTACCTGCTCCCAAGGCTAAATCAGAACTCGATTATTATAACGAAAACCTGGACGAATATTTATCAGACCCAGAAAACGAGATAGATTATGCTCCAGAGATCTTCGACTTCTTAGCCGATTAACCTCAGCTATTTAAAAATATTCTTTTTATTTTATTGCTATATAAAATATTATTCTTATATTTGCAATGTGATAAGAAATTAATTCATTTATAAACATTTTAAATATAGACATTATGAAAAAGAATGAAAACAAGGTTGCTAACCTTATCAGTAACAAAGTTGCTCAACAGTTAGAAGGAATTAAGGATGCTACATCCAAGTCTAAAACTACTAAGGCCCAGGGAACTAAAAAGACTAAGGCTCAATTGGTAGAAGAATCCCAGGAAGCTGCCAAGAAATTTGCAGGTGCCAAATTGGTTCAGGTTACTCCGGAAGAACCCAAACCAACAAAGAAAACCTCTAAAAAAGCAGAGGTAGTAAAAGATGTTGAAAAACAACAGAAACCCTCCATCATCGAAAAGGTAATCTCCAACCGGGAAGTAAAATATGTATACCCAGAGGATGTAACCGATACACTGGCCCGGAAGAAATGGAGACAACAAACTCGTAATGAACTTCACAGACTTGAACGGGAAATGTTCCGTATCAAGGACCAAAACTCCAAAGAATACAAGAAAGCTGCCAAGGCATATGAGGACTTCAGGAATAAAGTCCTTAAGCCAGAACAAGTTGCTTGATTTTACCTCTCAGGGAAGGTACCCAATATCAGAGTACCTTCCTCATTGTATTAACCTTCTAAAGGTATAAAAATGGATTACACTATATTCTCCGCAAAGGAGATGTTAAAGCAAGACAAAGAGTTGGTGGAGTTGCATAAGAGATGCGTTAAAACCTACTTAGTTCAACGTTCACTTAAACATAGGAAGATTAAGAAGTTCTTTATTGTATACGATTGGTATATTAACACCAGTAACATAAGAAACTTCTTTTTCAGGCCTGTACCTATATTTGTGCAGGCATTACTCTTGGGACAATTAGACGAAATATCAGATTATGTAAATAAAGACGGTTATGGTAAGAAACATAAGAAAAGAAGAAATAGAAAAGGTTGAGGTAACTTATATCAAAGGTAAGTATGCCTATAAAACCCAATATAATGTAATTAGTGGGAAGAAGCATGAGATACTTTATGCAGGACCAGTTAATGCTTTGCAACCTGCACTAGAGAATATTCTGATGCTGGTTAGAAATCCAACCAGAAGAATCTGTACAGATTCTAGAAAGACACTAAGGAAACTTGAGGAAAAGGCAACTAACCTAAATAACTTCAAGGACCAAGGTATAACCCATATAATAATCTACATATGTTCACGAATATAGTCAAAGACCTATACATAGGTAAATCGAAACTAAATATCCGATTTCAGAATCAAATCATAGAGCCTGAAACCATAGTAGATAGTTTGGGTGTACCTTACCCTAAATTAAAGGAATACCCTACCTTTCCGGACTATGTAGTAATAGGTAACTTTGATGGCAAGGATATTTTTAACATTCAAGTGGGAGAAAACCCTCACATGTTATTAATCACAGGAATCCCCAAAGGTGCCAAGACTTTAGATTGGTACAGGGTAAAGGAAGCAATCTGGTCCTCCTATTATGAGGATAATTACCGAGGATATTTATTTCAGGTCCAGGATGCAACCAAGAAAGTAACACTAAAGGCTTATCCTTTAGAAACAATTAAAGAGTAAATATATGGAAGCAATAGATTACGTAAAGTTATTTAAACTCGACCAAGAGAATTACGATTTTAAAAGGGAAGAGTTTATTTCCGAATTGGGTAAAGAGTTTCTAGATTATTGCCAAACTACTACCATTGGCATTAACCCTAAGACTCATAAGTTATATTATTATCGGTTCAAGGAAATCATTAAGAATTTCGAAAGTAAATTCTGGGCAATATCCAAGCTTAAAGTAGGTGAAGGATTTACACAGAACCTATGGAATGCTTTCTTTGCTACTCAGGTAGTACCTTTAAGAGCAAAGATGTTCCCAGATATCCAACAGTTCATTGAAAAAAGGAAGAAGGAATACCTCAATGAACAAGACAAAAAACAATCTACCTATAAAAAGGGAAGTCATGGCAAAGGAAATCCTAGACCTTCACGGCAATAAATTTATTGCCAAGGATTGGAAACTTTGCCTTAGTATTCCGATAGGCAAATGTGATAAATTAATTTTCACCAGGGATTATGTCTCTGGTGATTCTTTTAATTTGGCAGTGAAAAAGAAAACCTATAAGGCATATTTCTATAACCTTAGTATTAATTGCTATGTATGTTATAAGTTAGAGCTAGTAGGATATGATGAATCTAAAGATATAAGAAAGGCTTATTTATATGGCAAAAGAAGATAAGATAACAAGATTCCCTCGTCCTATGGGTACTACTGCAATGGCTTTAGAATACCAGAAGACACATGAAGAGGAAGCATTGATTAAGGTACAGAATTACCTTATTAATCAATGGTTAATGGGTAATGGTGTTTTGTGTGGAGTAACCTATGATATCAATTCATTCTCTAATAGATTAGGGATTGATATAGAATATGTACGAGTATTCATGAGAGACAGATTATTGTCTTCTAGAATATGGGATAAAGATAAACAGGAAGAATTACTTAACGCGTTATTGGGAGAACAACTAGCATGGGCATTAGAGGATAGAATGGAGATATCTCACCAGTTGCAAATCTTAAGAGATTCCCAAGGAGGTAAATATACTCCTTTCATTTCGTCCGAGGTTAATAAGACATTGAAGCTTAAGTTGGAATCTTCTACATCATTACAATCAATCATTCGTAATCTTACTGGAGGCAATACAACTAATATCTTCAATCAGTTCAATCAACAGAATAATCTCAATGCTGAGAATACTATCTCGATAGAGGAGGCAAGAACAATTGTATTAGAATCTCAGAAGGTTCTATCTAAGACTGAAGAGGCCAAACTATTGGAAGAGAAGTATGACATCAATAGCCTACCTGAAGTAGTAGCTACCAAGCAAGAAGGAGTAGATACCTCTAAAGAAGGACTTAATCTGAACAAGAAAGAACTTAATCAGATTACGGATAATTATAAGGCTGCAATGGAAGTATCCTCTAAAGAACATCATGAATTGCGTAGGGAGATAGAAATGAGGATTGACCCAGATGAGGAAGACCCAGAAATGGATAGGTACTTGGATGAGGAAATAATAGAAGCAGAAGAAGTTCCTTCAATTGCATCATCATTCCTTAACAAAAGACGATAACTAAAGAGGCTACCTACTATTGGTGGCCTCAGTTGTGTATATACAGATTTGCATATTAAAAATAAAAGAATTATATTTGCATATCAATTTTAAAAATAGACAAAAATATGGAAACATTCAACCAAGAACACAAGGAGACTAAGATTAAGAACATTAATCAGGGTACTTACTTTAGACTCAAACCCTCGGATACTGCACCAGTATGGGTCAGAGGAGAATATAACCGTTTAGCTGGTAAATACTCCTGCTGGAAATTCGATGATACTAATCATGAAAAACTCATGAAAGGTTCTCAAACCGTATATATTAACTTTACATTTTAACAACATGTTCAAATTCTTCAGAAAGAAAAAGAAACTCAGAGTCATCAAATGCTCTGACTTCATTAAGTTAAGACAAGTAGAAGGCTTAGAGAATTGCTATAACATTACTCTTAGCAGTTATCTTCAAACCTTTCAAGGTAGAGTACAAACATTGCTCAATGAGTTTCATATCTATGATGACCGTATCTGGGTAGAGGCTTACAGGGAATATCAACGACATTATAAGGTATATGATAGAGTACCAGACTTATTACTTTATAAGATACCGGTACTATTTGCTATGTCTTATCCGGGTATAGAATCTCGAACGGACAAAGAATTTGCTTTCAGATACTATATACCTGACCAATCATTTTATGAGGGTATGCCCTCTGAGTTCCAGTTGAATCCGGAGATAGAAGATAACTTCAAGAGTATGTATTCTAAGGTATATGGGTATTTACCAGAAGGAAAAGTAACCATAGATGAATACATACAGATTATCAGATTCAATTACTGCAAGAACTGGGATGTGCTTTGGAATAATCCCAAGGCTATTCGTAATTACTTTGATGAATGTATGGATATCATCATGTCCTTCGTAGATGATGAATGTATGGTAACAGTAACTAATATCATTACCAGATGTGCCGAAGAGATGAAAGAGAAATTACAAACCCTCAAAAATAATAGAGATGAACAAATTTAGATTCAAAGTATCTACCATGTTAGAACAGGTAGAAGACGATTACATTAAATTCGTGGGAGATAATTATGGTGTAAACCGAGATGAGTTTCTTAGAGACTTCAGAGCCAAACTTAATCTCGAAAGTCATCATATATCTACAGTACATGCTGAATTAATTGAGTATGAACCAAATCGTATCATTATTCAGACTTCTAAGTATAATACCGTTGCTAAGGAATACAAAGACCATTATCTTTGGATATTTACTAACAAGGGAGACAGGAAGTACGACTGGGACTTAAACAGATTCCGGGCTTTACCTCAGTAATTATTAAATAGTTTATTAATTCTTTTGCAGATATAAGAATAATATTTTATATTTGTATCGAATTAATAAACTATTAAAATTTTATAACTATGCAAACCAAGTATTACTTAACCTTCGAACAGGTAGGAGTTATTAGACGTATTCCAATTAAAGAACAGGACCCCGATATGCAGGGAATCCTAGATGCTTTCACTGAGGCTTTCAGAATAGCCAACGAAATGAGTGACGATGATAAAGTCAATACAATAGACTTAATCAATGCTCTTCAACACTGTGATACTATCTACATTGATACAGTAGAAATCTACGAAGAAGGATTCGAAATGATTGAACAAAAGGTTCCTCTTGGAGATGCAGGCCAATGCGTAAGGACTCTCATACAGATTATCAATTACGAGGAGGCTTTTGACATATCTGCTGACAACCTGGCTCGAGAACTAAGAACCAGTATGAAATTTCATTGGAGACAACTCAACCCAGGTAGTTCAGAACCTGACCCAGCTTTCGTAAAACAATTTACCGAAGAAGTTATTGACAAACTTCGAAGAAAACTTTAATCGAACTTCTTAAAGGGCAGTCTAACCCACTGCCTTTTCTTGTGTGTAGAACCTCAGCTATTATAAAATAAAAGTAAGAATATAGTAATATTTAAAATAAAATTCTTATATTTGTAGTGTAATAATTAAACAATAAAAATATGAAAACAACAGCATCCAAATCCTCTATCCAGAACCTGGAAGAGGTACTTCAAAGGTTTATCAATAACAAAAACACTTTCTCTCTTACAGAGGAGGAAAATGAAATGCTAAAGGAAAACCTATTTGAACTACTCAGTAAGGTATACGATAACTACCAACTAGCTTGCATCGATATCAATCAAATCTGGGTATATGAAACTTGCTACTATACTTTCACATTCGAAAGCTTGGTAACAGTAGACAGACTAAGAGAAAATATCATTGCTACTGGCTGCGTACGATTTATGCAAAACTTTACCGATGGTGATGGACAATTTATATCATTCACCAAGCTAGACAGAAACAATTGGATTTATCAACTTAACTTCAGAATATCATGAATGAACAAGAATTAAAAGAACTTGCCTTACAATTGCATAAGGCACAAATACAAGAATATCCCTGGGTCTCAGCAGACCCAGAGGATGCTGAATCCTACATTAGGACTTATGGAGATACTAACGTACACTTGTACTATGATTATTTACTTGCTAATGGAATAGGAGAAGTGGAGGAATAATTATGAAAATCAGAGCTATTTTAGAAACAGAAACCATGGACCCTGACTTCAGGGAACCATTCTTAAATGGAATGCCCATTGATATCACTGAAGCATCTTTTGATAGGATTGTACGATATGCTTCAGGATGTACGGATGTCCAACAACCAGATGTGATTGCTATAGTCATTCAACATGCTTTGGATAATCTAAAAGAATTATCCCAATTATTAGATAACTGTAACGGTACTACACAAATGAGAGTACTTATCCCAGTATCTATCTCTGCCCTTACATTTACCAGACAATATCAGGATACACTTAAGAGGGTACTAAAAGATAAAATTAAGGGAACACTAGATGGCCTACCTCAAGAACAACGTGCTGCACTTCTTAATGAAGTACTCAATGAAACCTTAAACGAAGGTTCTCTTAATGACGATTAACCAGTTGTTTTCATATCTATCCAGGAGGCAGGACTCTAACCTAACTAAGAGCCTGCCTCTACCTCAGTTATATTTGCATATATTATTTATTATTCTTATCTTTGTAGTGAGAAATAAAAATATATTTATTCATTTTAAAATAGACAACAACATGGTTAATCTTTACAAACTCACCAACTTACTTGAATCTGGGATGACAATATTCCAGCTCAATCAATGGAAAAACGAAGGTATCTGGTATCCAATTACTCAATACAAAAAGCCTTCAAACGAAATTGAGGTAGTCACCAACCTATTTATCCCAATCGATACGGAAACACAACGTTATCACATTCAATTAACTGCTAACTATGATGCTAGCGAAATGGATGAATGGAAACGATTCCTAGAGGATAACCAATGGAAGCTATACCCATTACTCAAAAACATCATGGATGTATTCTTGCCACATTCAGATTATGGATATCGAATCTTATATACCTTATACCCGGAAGGATTCATATCAGTACTTGCTGAAGAATTACCTGCTGAACCATACATACCCTTGAATCAACAAATTAAATCAGAGGAGGACTAACTATGACACCATCAAAGACTTATCTTAAATTCCAAGAGACAAGGTCTAAAGAGGACCTTGATACTCTTAATGGGTATTTACTCAGACTGCAACAAATCTCGGTTATCCTAAATGGAGATACAGAACTTTCCAATGAGGAAGAGAACAAACTATATGACGAAGACGAAACCCTAACAGACAAAGTCTTACGATTATTATTTGGAGATACATTCTTTACCTTCATTGCCGAATACAACCTCGATGGATACGATTCCTGGGAGGATACAGTCGAAGACTTAGTAGAAGACCTATGGATGACCTATTGGGAATTACATGAAGCCTAACATAATTCTTATACTAATCATGGGAGGAAACATATTAATTATGGGTGCATCCTCCCATCCTACTAGTGAAGAACCTTTAACTTATGAGAATACTCATTGCTTAATATTAATGATATGCTAGAACAGTCTAAATTCTTAGTATCCTTCGATTGTCAAAACGAAAAATTCTGTGAGGAACTTATAATCACTTACAGAACTGAAGAACTAAGGCCATATCTAATATTCCCAAGGGTAAAACTAAATCCCAACCATCTTCATGTATATCATACCAAAAGGATACTTTCAGAACTTATAGGTATGCCATACTCTTCAATCGAGATAGTTGACCTTATAAGGCTTCAGTAGGTAATCGAGGTTATTGCATATATTATTTATTATTTCTATATTTGCATATCATTAATAATTTAAATATAGATGTTATGAAAGAAGAAAGTAAATTAATCGAATTATTTAAAAAATACCCCGGAATTGCTGCACGCATACGGAGGTCATTTGCTTATCACTACGACCAAATCCAACGGGAAATCGAATCCGAGGTTGCTACCATTAACAAGGACGATGCTGCAACCATTATCGATTATACTACCGAATACATGGAGGAATCCATGAATTGGCCTGACCCTGATAACCAGACCAACTTTAACAATCAACTCGCTTAATATTAACCAGGAGGGCTCACTACCCTCCACAAAACTTATAACATCATGACAACATTAAAATCCACCTCAATCCTTGCATCTATCATTGCACAAAACCCTTATCACATTATCTCTATTCAAGGCTCCATGCCTATGTCACATGCTCAAAATACATATGACTTCGAAATTGCCGAGGATGACCCACATTACGAGGAGATATCGGATTATTCACTCGAAATGCTCTGGGTATATACCTATGCCGATAAGGAATCCCTGGAACTTGACCTAATGGAAATCCTCAATCAAATGGATTTGCTCAGAGGCTGCGATGACCAATACTTCGATTATAACGTAGACGAAGTAGACATGGTACTCTACGGTGCAACTCTTATCCTTGAACAGGAAAAATACAAACCACTTATCATGCAAAAATTCCAACATTACAAGGATAACTTCAACGAGGAAGAACATGCCGAAGTCATTGATTACTACCTTAACTTCCTCGAAAAACCGGAAACTCTTTACACTTTCACCGAAAAAACCATTAATCTTTTAAAATCCCTTATCAAATGAGAACCAAACTAATCATATTATCAATCATTGCCATGGCTCTAGTAGTCATGGCTTTCCCTACTAATAAATTCCAACCTAAAACAGTATGGGAACACTACTGCAAATATACATTGCATATACATCCATCACAGGCAACCGAGGACCAATATGATTACTTCCTTGATTGCTGGTCAGGAGATGACGAATACCAATATCTCTATGACTACTACGAGAACAAATATCCAGAGTATAACAACCAACTAAAACATTACGGAAAATGAAACTAAAAATCACAACCTTAATAATCATAGAGGGTAATCAAGTAGAAAACATATACCATTCACTAGAAGATAACCAAGACAAGGCTTATCAGGACCTTATAAACCAAGTAAATGCTACCTATGGCGATGGAGGAGTATTACAATTCAAAAACATAAAAGGTATAAAGAATTACTTCGACTCCGTAACCATAGAAACCCAAGAGCTTATACCAATTGGATTCAAAAATACCCTACTAAACAGAGAAACAAAATGAAAAAGAAATCCAAGAACCAAGTATACATACCTCACCAGGATAAATGGAATGAACACTTTCCTACTCCAGGTAAACCAAACCCCAATTACTACACAGACTCAGGTGCAACCTTCAACAAGCACCTACGTACCCAAAACAAATTAAAACAGAAAAGGAAATGAAAACCCTACTACTAATCCCAGTAATCCTATATACCTGGTTATCATTAACCCACAGGGATAAGATATACCATCAAATACCAAACCCCACCAACAAACAAAAATACATATACTTAATCCTACAAGGCCTACAGATAATCCTATTAATCCCATTAGAGACCTTAATCCTAAGAATACCAAACTACTAACCCCAAACAAAAACAAATATCAAAATAAATACTAAGGCCCAGTATGAACAATATCCTACTGGGCCTAACTATGTTACATAATACATTACCTAATATCATATAATACTAATCAATATAACTAATACAATATTGAAGGCCTTCCGGGGGTGTTGGGATTAAGGCAAACTTCTAGGCCTAGCCCCCCTATCACTATACAACACCACTACTCTATAGCTATCTAACACATATGTCTCACAGCCTTTGGTCATTATGACCCATTGCCTAAAAGGCCCACAACTAAGGCCCATATGGGTACCTAAATCCCCTTAATCCTAGACCCCTAATGGCCCTTTTATTACCTTAATCCGATTACCTAACTAAGCACTATTATATAATATACTAATTAAAATAACAAGGTAATATGAAACACAGAAGACATCCTAATTTCCCATCCTATAGGTTTTACTCGGACCGTAGGATAATGAACAAAACCACTAATCGTTTCATTAAGGTTAAACCTCATATGAAGCTAATAGATGCCGAAGGTAAACGTAAAAGCATTACTTCGGATAAGCTATTTAGTCAACTATTTCCTAATCTGTATTCTTGGGAGCCATATAAGGCCTTACGTACTAAAGCCATAATACCCAAAAAGAGGATTAAAAGGAAATATACTAAGGCTTTCATTAATAAGGTTAAAGAAGAGGCAAATACGAAAACCTATGATGAACTTATTAGGGAGTATAATATACCAATGGGTACTATAGGTTATTTATTAAAGAAAGGTAGGTCTTCGGATAATGGTAATATAGTTATTAATATTAATAGGGTAATAATTAGGAAATAGGTAATATGGTCCTAGAGCTTTTGCAGTTATTAGCTAAGTTATTTATATTAGTATTAATTGCAAGGTTTCTAGGACTTATGGTGTTATGGCCTTACTCCATTAATGGCCTCAGTAGGATTTGCATAAATAAATAAAAAGCATTATATTTGCACTATAAACAATTAAAAATATAAAGATATGAAAACAATTCAATTTAATGCAAACAACATCCTTTGCGGTAACAATTACCCTATTGCCTATTATTATCCTATGGCCAAGGACCTGGTAATCATTTCTACTGGCCATGACGATTCTATTATCGATGACTCTATGGGTTACTCAGAATATATCATTCCTATCCTAGAAGCCATTCAAAAGACTTCTATTAAGGTATACCAGTTATATCTTGCTTCGATTACTTCTACGGTTACCGATTATAAAGGTACTCATACCTGGGTCTTCACTACGGGCACTACCTATTCCGATGCAGATATCGAATATATCCAAGCTGCCTTATACAATGTATTCTGCGAAAACAATGACCAATGCGAACCAATCGTAAACTACGTTAACAATACATTTATCATTACCGACATATATTCATGCTAATCGCTAACTATGTTACACCTAAGCCCATGCCTATCTAAGGTACTGGGCTTTTCTTATGGCTTATCTCTGTAGGCCATCATGGGACTTGCTAAGGCTTACCATAGGCCTAACTATAGGCCATAGTACTCTATAGACTCCATGGATGGCCCATGGCATTGGTATAAAAGCCTGCTAGTCACCTAATGGCCTTATATGATATAATATACAGATAATATCTACCGGACTGTATGGGGCCTTCTTTTTTCTAAAGTGGTCCTATACCAACCCTTCCCTATATCCTCCATCAATATACCTATATCTAATGCCCACAACCATGCCCACCTTTCAAACCCCTAAAACCTACTTGCAAATTTTTCATACGAAATTATTAAAAATTATTTTTAAAATATTTCTCGAAAATTTTTCTATAAATGTTTTGCAGATTAAAATATATTTTTTATCTTTGTATTGTTGAAAAAGCAAAGAGATATTTAAAATTTTGATTAACAATTTTTAAAAAGAAAATTCTCTGAAAATTTTGCTAATTAAAATATAAATTGTATCTTTGTAATGTAATCAAAAAGCGATACTTGACATATTGAAACAATATAAAATTAATTTATTCCTTTTCTCTTTTTCTTATAAATCTTTTAGTTTTATAGAGAAAAGGATATAATAAAATAAACATAAAAACTAAAAGTATTTTATTATGGAAGAATTAAAAAATGTAGTAGTAGAAAAAGAAGTTACTAACAACAAAGTAAACAAAGTTAGTGCAAATAAAGCAAAAGCACAAGCAAATAGCACTATTAAATTATCAGTTGATAGTATTTTTAAAAATCTAAATGAAAAAACAAACGGACTTTTAAAAACGTCTTTAGGAAAGAAAACAGAAATTTATATTGAATCTTTGTTTGCTGAATTGAACGAAAAGCAAAAAAAAGCATATAGAAAAAAGTTAAGAAATACCACTTTTTCTTTGCTTGATTCGATTTGCAAAGCAAAAGAAGAAAAGAAACAAAATGAACTAAAAACACTTGTTTCTGCATTTACAGAATTTTATAAGCAAGTCTACAAAGTGAATGATTTTTCATTTGCAAGTATTGCAAGCGAAAATACAAAAGACACAAAAAAAGAAGTTCTTACAAAAGGTTTGAATATTGTTAAGAATTTCAAGTAATTAAATGATATGCTATTAAATGTATTTTTATTTGTTGGTGTAATTTGGGTATTAATTCAGATTATCAAAGATACAAAAGATTTTTTAAAGAACTTATAAACTAAATAAAAAGTAAGGGAAAGCAAATAAAAATGTTTGTCCCTTACTTTTTATTTTTGAATGTTAAATTTAACGTAACCGTTCGCCCCATTTAGTACCACAACTTTTGAGCTCCTCGTATTAAGGGGTACCTAGACATCCCACAAACCACACAAAGAAGCCAGAGACCTAATATCCCTGGCAACTAATTAAAATATACCCTTGATTAGAACCTTAGTCCTATCCTTCCCAAGAACTCCTCTCCTCTTACCTCTATTTTTCTCATAAAAGAAAACATACCACATTTGAAGATTAGGTAACCACCATCTCTTAACTTCACCATACCCATCAAAGAATCTTTCAATACAAATCATATCCGACTTGGTAATCCAAATCTGATACCAAATCATATTGCCTTCAGAACACCTTAGGATTCTCTTATTAGGTTTATCACTTATCACTTTAACCTTCACCATAATCAAGGGTATATTTTAGGTTCTTCAAAGGTAAGAGGAGGGAGCTCTGGTTCTCCCTCTCTTTTAATTCTCTCTAAATCTTCTAAGGCACACTCTAGTATTTTAATACGGTTATCATTATGTTCCTTAGATATAGGAAACCAGAATGCTGTTCCTAGAAGGTATTCATGTCCTTCTAGGTTTTCTAATGGCATTCTATACCATATCCTACCTTCAATTCTTAATCCTTCTCCTTGCAATTTTATGATGGTAGGGTTATAATAACCAAAGTATACTATCTCGATATTAAACCTTTGTGGGGTGAACCATGGTTTAATTACATGTCTCCATAGGAAAACTTCTTCGACTAATGCAAATTCTCTACTGATAGTTCTGCTTACATCCATTAGGTCAGCACATAATCCTCTTGGAGAATCGGGTATATTAAGCCTTCCATATAGGACTGCTTCAAATGTATTCTTTACTGGAAGATAGTAATTTCTTATCCTTTCTTCGATTACCTTATTCTCTTTGGAATTATAATCGATTGCAGTGTACGTAGGCTTTTCCATCTTTCTCGAATTTTCTTTCAAACCATTGGCAGGTAATACACTTTGGACTTCCTACCATTATCTGTACTTCTCCTTTAATTACTAGACATGGATTGGTAAGCTTCTTTTGCCTACCTACCTTCTTCGTCGTTATTTCTCTGTTCATAGTTATTAAAATATGTGATTAGTAAATATATCGGAAATAGAGGCATGATTAACCAGATAGTTAGGAAAAAGAACCCCACCCTTTTCATTGGGTGGGATGAGGTAATTACTCTGGTCATAAACCATGCAGGTATAAAACATATGGCATATATAATACCTAAGATTATCCAGGTTATCATTGTTCAAAGTACTTATTTACGATTTTGGATATCTTCTTATCTAACTCTACTATTAGTTCGCTGAACTCTTTATCCTTCATATCTTTTATCTTGGCTTCGATAAATTCCAGGTTTCTCTTAATAGAGAAATAAGATTTGAAGGCTTGGTAATCCAATTCAGATTTATCTGTTAGAGGTAATATCATACTTGATTTACCATCTAACCTTGTATAGAATCCATCGGGTCCCAGGGTTCTTGATACCTTTACTTTGTTACTCAGTACTGCAAACCCACCTTTCTTATCGATAGATTCTACAGTTACTTTCTCCATAAGAGTTTTGCCGTCAGAGAAAATGACTTCTTCACCCTCCTTTAGCTTTTTGGTTTCTTTGTTCTTTTTCATATCTTTATTATTAAATTGTTTATGCAAATATACAAAATTAATCTGATTTAATGCAATTATTAATCATTATTTTTAAATCTGCTGCGGTAAAGGATTTCCTGTTAAGTAAGTTATCCAATTGTTCTGGAGTTAGAATTATACCATTTGGAGTAAAAAGTTCTCTTAAGTGTGCCGGAATTATTCCCTGGAATCCCCAATTATTATACGAACCAATATACAATTTATTATTTACCATTGCAGCAATATATTTCTTGGTTGAACCTAATGACTCTCTTCTAAAGGTAGCGACTTCTAACCAAATCTTATTTAAGTGAATAGAATAATGCTGAAAATAGGGTGTAACTAAGGGAATCATTTCATAATTAGAATCCTCTATCAAAGTTTTATCTGATTCAAGGATTCTATGCCAAAAAGCACATCGAAAACAAAGTTGTTTTTCCTTCATTAATCGAGGTACTGTTTTGGCTAAATCGTAATCATCCAAATCTAATGGTGAATTACATAGGTGACATGTGAGTTTCTCTTCCATATTATTATAAATTTTATATAAGATAATAGAACTCCTAACTATCATCCAGATAAGGTATACGCAATACTTTCTTTTCTTTAATGAACTTTAAAATATAACGTTATGGATAAGTTAACTAATGAAATGATTGTGGCTCTGGCCAATGATTTAGGACTGGAGCCAGCTCTTTTAAAGGCAGTACAACTGGTTGAAGGAGCAGGTAGAGATGGATTTCTAGTAGATGGTAGACCTCAAATTCTGTTTGAAGGTCACATTATGTACAAAGAAATCAAAAATAAGTTCGGTTTAGACAAGTCAGTAGCTGCTCAAAAGAGTTACCCTACGATTTGTTTCCCAAAATGGGATAAATCGAAGTACTTAGGAGGAGCAAGTGAGTACAAAAGACTCGAAATTGCCAAGAAAATCGACGAAGAATGTGCTTTGAAGTCAGCTTCTTGGGGAATGTTTCAGATTATGGGCTTCAATCACCTCTATTGTGGCTGTAAAGACGTCTTCGAATTCGTGAAAAAGATGCAGGAATCTCATGAAAGTCAGTTAAAACTCATGTATTACTACATGAATAATACCAGTTGCTTGAAAAATCTGAAAGAACATGACTGGGCAGGCTTTGCTCGGAAGTATAATGGTCCTGGTTATGCTGAAAATGCCTATGACCAGAAGTTAAAAAACGCTTACGAAAACTTTAAAAACAAGATATAATGAAGGTAATTTACAACAAATTCATCCCTTTCAAGGGATACAAGGCAATGAACCTATTCGGAATTGTCTTTGTGAGAAAAGGTGCTAAGTTTGATACCTATGATTACAATCATGAGCACATTCATCTCAAACAAATGCAAGAGATGTTATGGGTATTCTACTACTTATGGTATGCAATTGAGTACCTAATCATCATGTTCTTTGCTAAGTGGAACAAACAAAGCGAAAGATACCATGATGTAAGCTTCGAAGAGGAAGCCCATAATAATGACCACGACTTGGAGTATATCCGAACTCGTAAACATTATTCCTGGGTTAAGTATGTAAAACTTAGAAGCTACAAGAAATGAATGTATTGGGAGTATGTGCAGGCCAGGGCGGTCTGCTCTTCCCTTTTAGGAAGCGCCTATTAGGGAATATAGAACCTCGAGGAGTATTCCATACTCCTGGAGAAGAGCAATGGAAGGCTAATTTTAAGGATGTACCGTTCTACAAAGGATATTGTTTACAAGAGTTTGATGAGAAAGTAGATATAATAATATCAAGCCCGGATTGCGGCGCATCGTCTATTATGAGGCTTTCAAAAGTTAAAGAATTGGGTAAACCCAAAGATAACCGAAGTTTAAATCTAGTAATAGAGGGAATCAATTATTACAAACCTAAGATTTTTCTTATTGAAAACTTGCCCCGTTTGCTATCTCTCTTACCCAATAAATACCTCCAGGAAACCTTTAAGGACTATAAACTTATTTTTCATGAAAGGTCAGTTTCTGACTATGGGAACTCTCAAGTATCAAGGAAACGTCTAATCATCATTGGAGTGCATAAGAAAACCGGTAAGAAATACTTGAATGCTTTTGATGAAGTATTCCAAGTAAAAACTCCAAAACTTACTAGAGACTTGCTCTTTGTATCTCCTTACGGGAGTAATTATAACATCCCGATAGAAAAGACCCTTGCAATGTATGATTATCGAAAGCTTCCTGCAAAGAAGAATCTAACCGTTAGAAAGATTCAGTTATTGTGGAATAGTGACTTTAAGAATGAAAAGAAATGGCCCATAAAGACTGCTAAGATGAGTACTCTCCCAGGAGTGTATCGATTAGAGTTAGATAAAGCTCCTCTAACTTTAAGACCTGCTGATAGACAGTTCCGACCCGATGGTTACCCTCTTGGGATTTTAGATTTCAAAGCAATTATGGGATTTCCTAAAGCCTACAAGATTTTCATGGATGAAGGCAATTACCTTTACTGGCTTAACAAGGCAAGGTATACCATAGCTAAAGGGTCGGTTTATGAAATTTCTGTATGGTTCAAGAGATGCCTTAAAAAGGTACCATAATTTCAGTGACCTCCCCCTATATATATAATGGCTATTAGCCAGGTAAGAAGGTAAGAAGGAAGGAAAGGAATAATTCCAAAATACAATCTGAAAGGATAGGGATTGTTAAGGGAAAGGGAAACAAGCCACAAACCTAACTGATTGATTTTGAATGAATTAGGTAGTACCAAGACTTGGCAAATTGATGCCAAGTACCTGATTTAGAGCTAGTTGACTATATTCGTATGAACCTAAAAATTACAGTGATATGACCAAGAAAATTTTACATCGTTCAGAAATTACACCGAAGAATCTGAAAGCAATCTTTAACATGGTTGCTGCCTTATATAATCGACTCGTTAAGAATCATCGAGGAAGAATTAAAGTTTCCATTACCGAAGATTCTAAGGGTTTGGAGATTAAGTTAAGAATACCGACTCTTGATTTGAGTTCGAGTATGAAAGTATTAATCCATCTTTGCATTGATAAGTTCATCGCCAAAGATAGTTATCTGAAGTTACGAGATGAAGAAGACACTTAAAGACGTAGTGTTCCTTTTGCTACTAGGATTTACTATTTACCTTTGCTTCAGGAATTACAAACTGAATTCATATATCAGACAACTTCCTGATTCATCGGTCATTGGCATTCCTGATACAATCAAACTGAAAGAGAACTTCAAACCCGTAATTCCATATACACAATTGGTTCAGCCCCAGAGAATTCTTCTCTACGACTTCTATCGAAACAGTAGCAATTCGACTAAACCCCAGGCTTCTGATTCAACAGCGGTTACTTCGAATAGGATTAGTAGAGAAGATTCTTTGGTCCAATTTACCTTGGATAAAAACCAATTGAATCTAAGTTTATTCAACAAGGAAACAAACTCATATTCAACGAGAATGTTTAACATGGACTTAGATAAGTATAAGTACAATTGGTATGAAGGTCAATTAACTCAAAAAAGAATTAGAAAACTAACTCTAAGTCCATACGTTTATGGTAAATATAGGGTCTTTAATCAAATGTTAGACATAGGGACAGGCCTTTCAATCAAGACTACTAATTTCAATTATAAACTTGGTATAAATGCTTTTCATTATCCGAAGTTCTTTTCGGGAATAAAAGCTGACTTAGAGTTTTCAGTAACATATAACTTTTGATTATGGCAAAGAAGATTAACATAGAAACTAACACATCTGCTCTCACAAGGGAAGAACTAGCAACACTTGCTAAAGTTAGTAATGATGTTTTTTACTTTAGCCTTTTCACTTATGTGATACACCCTATGAGGGGAAAGGTAAGATTCGAACTTTACCCATATCAAAAATCGGTTCTGTATAATTTCGTAAAAGAACGTTTCAATATTCTGCTTAAGTTCAGACAGGCAGGTATTACAGAGCTTATTTCTATGTACTGCCTATGGTTGGCAATGTATCATCCTAACAAGAAGATTAACATTATCTCAATCAAGGACACAACAGCAAAGAAGGTACTAAAGAAGATTAAGTTCATGTACAAAAACCTGCCATGGTATTTACAGACACCGATTATTAATGGACGTTCTGGAGAATATGGTTCTGCATCAATGATAGAGTTCGATAATGGCTCATTCATAGAATCTATCCCAACGTCTTCAGAAGCCGGTCGTTCAGAATCTCTATCCTTACTGGTAATTGATGAAGCAGCAGTAGTTAGATGGGCAGCCCAGATTTGGGCAGCCGCTTTTCCTACTCTTTCCACTGGTGGAGCTGCTATCATCAATTCCACTCCTTATGGAGTTGGTAACTTCTACCACTCAACTTGGGTTGATGCTATTGCAGGTGGAAACCCATTTAACCCACTACGATTGTATTGGCAAATGCACCCAGAACGAGACATTAATTGGTATAATGAAATGTCTTCTGCTTTGGGAACTAAAAGAACTGCACAAGAAATTGATGGTGACTTCTTATCATCTGGAAATACGGTCTTCGACTTAGCTGACATAAAAGCTATCGAAGACTGTCTTAGTGATTATCCGGTTATTAAGAAAAGGTTTAATGGTCAATATCGTCAATTCTTGGAACCAGCACCAGATAAGGAATATTTCATTGGTGCTGACGTTTCAACTGGTAGGTCTTCTGACTACTCTGCATTTACTTGCATGGACAAACAGGGAGAAGAACAAGCAGTATTTAAAGGTAGACTTTCAGTAGATAAGTATGCAAGATTGCTTGGAGATACCGGGCATTTATTTAACTTTGCCACTATTGCTCCAGAATCCAATGATGTTGGATTGGCAGTAACTTCTGCTCTTCAAACTGAAGGTTATCCTAAACTGTATTACTATCAGAAAATGCTTAAGAAGAAAGGTAAATCTAGACCTGAGGTAGATAAATCTCCAGGATGGTTAACTACACAAAAGAACCGTTCTGTTATTGTAGAGGGACTTGAACAGGATATTCGAGAAGATAATATCACTGTTAAAGACCCTTTCTTTGTTCAAGAAGCATATACCTTCATATATGATGGTTTAGGTAGGCCAGTTGCAATGGGTAAGCATAGAGCTAACAACTCTACAGTAGATGTAGACCTAGAAGGGGATGTATATGCAGATGACTCTATATTCGGTAAAGCAATCTGTAATCACATAAGAAAAGGAAAAACTAACGTAATAGTACAACCGAAATGAAAAAGCTCAATTTTAATTGGAGTTGGGGTAGAAAGAAAGACCCACCTCCTGAATCAAACAAGGAGCCAAGCAAGCCAAAAGCTGCTGCTATATCTCCTGGTAGAGTATCAGTGGATGAAGATAACTCTTTACTCAGTACTCTGAAAGGGATGACCGTAATGGTAGACCCTTCTTTTCGTGTTGAAGTAATCCCTTTGATTCGTGATTTATATAAGGTAAATCCGGATATGGGCATTGCTTTGCAGGATATGTTTAAGTTGGCAAACACCGGTCATACGGTAACATTCCCAAACAACTCAGATGCTGAAGCAGATAAGATGAGAAAACATCTTACTGAAGCTACTAAGAAATGGTCTAGGTATACTGCTGGTATAGATGGTCTAGTTAATAAGATGATTGTACAATGCCTTGTTAGTGGAGCTATATCTGTTGAAGGAGTTCCCAATGATATGTTGGATGGTTTGGACACAGTCTTATTCCTTAGACCCGAGAACATCGTTTTCAAAAGAGAGAACAATGGAGTATATTCTCCTTACCAGAGGAATAAGAATTACTTCGTAAAGCACCAAGATTATATCAAACTAAACCCAGAAACTTATGTGTATGCTGGTATGTTTAATGATACCGATGAACCTTATGGGATTCCTCCTTTTATGGCAGCATTGGATTCATTAAAAGGCCAACATGATATGAAGGTTAACTTCAAACACATCATGGAAATGGTTGGTATGGTAGGATTCTTGGAAGCTAAGATGACTAAACCAGACCAGAATCCAAATGAAAGCTTACAAGCTTATCAATCCCGTCTTGAACGTACCTTAAAAGATTTGAAAAGAAATCTTCGTAATGGTATGAAAGATGGTATAGTAACTGGTTACATTGATGACCATGAGTTTAAACTCAATTCAACTACCAAGGAACTTGGTAATATTGAGAAACCTTGGAATATGAATCAGCAATCAGTTGCAAATGGTTTGGGAGTTAATGGAAACCTTATTGGAGTTAGTTCAACAACAGGAGAAGGAGCAACGGGTATAATGCTGTCTAAATTAATCAGCCAGTTAAAAAATATCCAAATGCTTGTAACTTATGTATTGGATTTTCTTTATTCTCTAGAACTGCGTCTGGCAGGCTTTGATAATAAGGGAATAAAGATATCATGGGGAACTTCAACTATCTCCGACGAAGTTAAGGTTCAACAAGGTCTTCAGTATAAAATCCAAAATCTGGATTTATTATATAAGGCTGGTATCATTAGCCAAGACCAATATGCTTGGGCAATGGGTTATGATTCTCCTGATGAAGACGAACCAAGAGTTTCACTTGAGGACCAATTTGCTAAGGGTAATTCAGACCCTCAAGAGGGAACTAAGAAGAAGCAAAGGCAGGATGATAAAAACCAATCTGCTCGTAGGTCAAGAGATAAAACTAATCCGGCTCCATCTCGTGGAGACCAAAATACAAAAGCAAGATGAGTAAATTTACTAAGAAAAACAAAGAGCATCTTGATTCAATGGTGATTGGCCAGGGTCATACCATTATGGCTGGGTATATCCCAGAATCAGTTGGAGCCCAGGCTTTCTCAGAGAATTATTACAAATGGAAGACTCCGACACCGGATACCATTGCTCAATTTGGATTTTGGGGAGGAGATATAGATTATAATACCTATTATCCAAACCTTGATAAATCAGAACTTACTCCAAAGGATGAAGAGTTCATTGAACCTATGTTCAGATTACTTTCTGAAACGATTGTATCTAAGAACTGGAATCCTACTGACTTTGGTCAGAATGGAGTACTTAAGGCTTCTATGAGAATGTTACTTGGACAAACAGTAAATTGCGATCATGAAACCAATATTGGTAATGCAATTGGAGCTGTATCTCAAGTAATGTGGCAGGAGTCTTATAAGGATGGAAGCTTTACTATACCTGCAGGTATCAATGGTATTCTGAAGATTGATGGTAAAGCTAACCCAAGAATTGCTAGAGGTATTCTTATGGAACCTCCTTCAATTCACAGTAACTCAGTAACAGTACAATTCAAGTGGGATAAATCACATCCGGGAATGGAAGATGGTGAATTCTACCAGAAGCTTGGTACTTATGACTCTAAGGGTGAAATGATTCGTAGAGTAGTTACTGAAGTAGTTCGTTATATGGAAACATCTCTGGTATCTCATGGAGCCGATTCTTTTGCTCAAAAGATTGGTGAAGATGGTAAAATCATTAATCCAACCTTTGCAAAAAGAACCTGGTCTTCTTATGAGGAATATCGGGATGACAAGTCCAAACAGTACTTCTTTACTGACTACAAAACAGACTTCAACTCATTCCAAGAAAAGGACAATACTCCAGATTCTTTTAATGATAATGGTACCCAAGAAAATCATAATCCTAATAAAGAAAATATGAACAAAGAATTGCAAGAATTTTTAGAAAAGCTTTTCGGAGATAACATGTTATCTCTGGCAGAAGGCAAAGAAATGACTCAGGAAGAAGTTATTTCTTGTATTCAAAGCTTGGTATCATCCAAAAACAGTCTTCAGACAACGGTAGATAATCTTACTACAGAGAAATCTTCTCTTACAGAACAGATTACCAACCTGAATGCAGAAGTTGCAAACTTGAAGGAAATGGCAACTGTAGGAAAGAATCATATTGCTTCTCTCCGTGAAAGTGCCGTTGCTACTTACAAGAAGCTGATGGGTGACAAAGCCGATGAAACTATTGTTACAATGTTGAATGCCGAAACTACTGGCATCGTTACTCTTATCTCCTTGACTAAGGATTATCAGAGTCGTCTGGAAGAAAAATTCCCAATGGTATGTGCAAGCTGTGGTTCTCACGATGTAAGCCGTGCTTCTTCTGTTGCAGAGACTGATGAAAAGACTGGAACTCAGAAACCTGCAACTACTTCGAATGCAGAAGCCAAGTCTACTTCGGAAACCCTCGAAGACTTGTATAAGAAGAAATTCAAGTAATAATCGATAAATATCACTGTTATGACTAAAATCGTAAACAAAGACCAGCCAATGACGCTGTTTGGGGAAAAGACCCCAAGAGCGGTGATTTACAAAAGTGAATCACACAAATTGCACCAAGCTTTCTGTGTAAAAGATGGTGAAACAATTTTGCAAGGTATGCCGGTAGCTCTTGGAGAAGACGGTTTAATTGAACCTTACACTGAATCTACTCAGGTATATATCGGAGTGGCAGTAACCGACAATGTAAATCCTGCTTACCAGGCACAGAACAAATTCCCAGTAGAGGTAACTGTTGCTGTAGAAGGTTACATGATTTGTAACTGGGTATCTAATGCTGCTGACTTAAAAGCAGGATATGTAGTTCCCTCTGGTGACTTGCTGAACGACAGATTTGTAAAAGCAAATCAGTCAACAGATGCTACACCTTTCATTGCCATCATACCTGCAGATGAGGCAAACGAGGTAATTCAAGTACTTATTAAATAAGAGAAGAAGAAACATGGAAAAAGTTGATATTTCAAAATTGAAGAGAGAAGACTTCGCAAAAGAACTTCCTCAAATGGTACAGCAGTTGGATGCTTACCGTCAAGGTTCACAGAACAAGAAACCTGTGGACATCACATTAGGTGAACTTACCACTGGTAAATGGGGTATTACCCAAGATGAATTGTTCGAGAAGTTGGATATCAATCCGAAAATCGACACAATGGAAAACATCTTCACAATGCCTCAGCAAGATGTTCGTTGGATTGTTCCGGAAATCATTCGTTCTGCCATCACTCTTGGTATGCGCCAGGCTCCATTCTATCCGGAGATTATTGCATCTGACCAGTCAATCAGTGGTCTTAGCGCAATCATGCCGATGATTAATATGTCCGATGCTGCTCCTGCAAAGGTTAACGAAGCAGAAACTATCCCATTGGGAGATGTAAGCTTTGGACAGAAATCAGTAAGTCTCTTCAAAATTGGTAAGGGATTCAAACTTACTGATGAAGTTCGTAACTATGTATCTCTGGATGTATTGGCAATCTACCTTCGTGACTTCGGTGTTCAGCTTGGTTATGCAATGGATACTCTGGCAATGGATGTTGTTATCAACGGTAACAAACCCGATGGTTCAGAATCTGCTCCGGTTATCGGTGTATATGAAACTACGAATGGTATCACTTACAAAGACTTGCTACATATCTGGGTAAGAGCTGCTCGTATGGGACGTAACTTTACTACTATGATTGGTGGTGAAGACCAAGCAATTGAAATGCTGAACTTGCCGGAATTCAAAGAACGTCATTCTGGTACAACTGAAGCTACACTGAATGTGAAGTCTCCTGTACCTAAGAATGCTAACTTCTATATTCACCCGGGTACACCTGACCAAGGCTTGCTGTTGATTGATACAACTGCTGCTTTGATTAAACTGACTGCAAAACAGTTGATGCTTGAATCAGAAAGAATTGTATCAAATCAGACTCAGGCAATCTATGCTACTCTGACTACAGGCTTCTCTAAGATGTATCAGGATGCTGCATTGATTCTGTCTGCAGAGAAGAAGTTCTCAGAATTTGGATTCCCCGAATTTATGAACATTGACCCGTATCTCTTGGTTAACCTTGAGTAATAATACACCTGGTTTATTTTACAAATAATTCCATTTCTTGATGGGGTAGGTCCTCGCAAAACCTACCCCTAATTTTAAACATCTAAAAACTTAGTAAAATTATGGATAAATATAAAGTAACTGTAGGTGCTAAAGCTTACAGCTTCCATGACCAATCTACAGGTATTACAATTTGTAGAGGAGAAGAAAAAGAATTGAGTGCTCGACAGTACAGAACCAAAAAGATTCAGATGGCTTTGAATTCAGGTCACCTGCGTTTGGTTCTTGATAAGAAAGCTGTCGACAAATACTCCAATGATGACATCGATAAGTTGGAAAAGAAACTGAATGCTCAGTTCGAAAAAGGTATGGAAATCAAAAAGATTGCCAAAGCCTATACTCTCGAAGAAGCAACCCTTATCGCTGCTCGTCACGAAATTGTTGCCGACAAAGGTGATACAGTTGAAACTCTGATTCAGGTTCTGTTGGAAGAGTTCGAAGAATCTAAAAAATAAGATACCATGGACAATCTAGACTTTGTAGCTATTGCGAATGGTCTGGAAGTTTCATTTAGAGTATTAACCAAAGTCCCAGCCAAGGCCATTTTTGACTGGGACTTTGGTGATGATAAGGGGTCCGTTTATGATGTTAAACAACCTACTTATACTTATGAAAAGTCCGGATTCTATACAGTAGCGTTGAACATAACGAACTCCGAAGGACTTAACTTAAATGCAACCAAAATCGTAATTGTAAATACAGAGTCCAAAACTACATTAACCGATAGTATATATAACCTAATTAATTATTACATTCCTTCAGAAATCTCAGATGGTATGTCATCAGAAGAGAAAGCAATGTACATAACTAAATGGCAGTTATATATCCAACCGCTAGTAAATCATATTATCCCACTGGATAAATATAATGATGAGTTAATGTATGAAGCTCTAGAAAACCAACTAATTATGGAATTGGCAGCATGGGATTATCTCAATGTTAAGCTTCTTAATTTATTAACAAGTACAGGAGAATACCTAAGTCAACTTACTTCAACCAAAGAACAAGTTGGTGATGGTTCTTCTAAACCGGAACAAGCTCGAGGTGATAGAATCAAACAAATCACAACTGGGCCTACTGAAGTGCAGTACTATGATACACTTGCCGATGCAACATCTTCCCTATGGAAAACATTCTCTCAAGCAATGCAACCTGGTGGTATCATAGACGAGTTAAGAAAAAACCTTTGTATGTTAGCTGGACGATTGGAAATCTACTTACCATTCTGTGACCAAGCAAGTCATGTAGTAGTTCCAAGAGTAGTAGACAGAAGAAGACCTGGATTAATAGATGGGCCAAACCCCCGCTTTCCAGTAAAACGTAATGGTAGAACCTTAATTAGAAAACGATGACCAAGACTCCTCATAGATTGGTTAAGAACCGGTCTTGGGATAGATACAAGAAGATTATAAATGATTTCTTGGATATAGATGCTGGTAGGCAAACTATAACTTGGGCAAAGAATGTAAATCAACTCCTAAGTCATGGAGAAGATGAAATCCCTAAATATTATAATATACCAATCGAGGCATTATGTTATTACAATGCCTTCAGAAACTGGCCTATTAATAAGGCAACAGTAACTGGAGAACTCGATGATGAGAATTTATCAATACTGGTTACTAAATCATATATAGAACAACTGGGACATTTAACTCCAGAAGGCTATTGGGATTTTAACTGGTCAGAAGATAGATTTGTAATCAATGGTATAACTTATAAGCCTTCGGGAGATACACAGGTTGCTCAAGCCAAAGATGAGGCATTAGTCTTCATGGTTATCCTAAAAAGGGACCGAGATACCAAAATACAATTCGTAGAATAAAATTGAAAAGTATATGGCAAAGATGTTAATGTTACGATGGAAACCAATTAATACCGGAAACGGTATTTGGTTTGACAGTAACCTGATTGTCTTGAACGGTACATCTGGAGTACATATTGAAAGTAAGAAAAGTAATTTAGACGTTACTACATTCCAGTCTATGACCGGAGGTAAGTTCGTTACTTGCTTTCAAGATTACTTTGGAGAAGTTTGGGATAAGATAATACCTCATCCAGGTATTGGCCAGGTGATAAAATTCCGTATCAATCAACTTCCAGATTATGCAATAATCAGAGGTGATATTGAAGACGGGGGAGACCCAGACCCAGAACATCCAGATATTCCAATGAATGCCTTCTGTGGAAAAGAAGGAGAACCATTCAGGGATAAGAATTCTGACTTCTTCTGTGGTAAGTAAGTAATCAATCCTTAAAATAATAATGATATGTACGTAAGTAAGTATTACACAAATGAAGAAATTGACCAAAGACTTTTACAGGGTTATTTCGATGACTTCGTAAAGGCTGGGTTTGCCGGAACTATTAATGAGTTCTGGGCATTCGTTCTTTCTATTGCCAATAAGGTAGATAAGAGAGAAGGATACGACTTATCTAAAAATGACTTCACAGATAAACTCAAAGAGAAACTGGAGGGCATTGAAGAAAGAGCAAACTACATCACTAAGCTTTCTCAGTTGGAGAATGATACTAAGTTCCAAACTGAAGAACAGGTAAGACAAGCTATCAGTGATTTGATTGATGGTGCTGATGATGCACTTGATACATTAAAGGAATTGGCAGAAGCATTGGGAAATGACCCGAACTTTGCTACTACAATTACTAACAAACTAACGGATTTACGTAATGCACTGACAGATGAAGTTAACCGAGCTAAGGAGGAGGAAGGAAAACTGAGTACCCAAATTAGTGAGGTTAACTCTAATTTCATCAAGGCAGTGGATTTACTTAATGATAAAATCGACACTGCAGTTACTAACCTTATCAATAAGATAGATAAAGTAGAAGCAAAAGTCGATAAGAATACTGCTGACATTGCAGACCTCAGAAATGAAACTACTGGTTCATTGGCAGAAGCTAAAGCTTATGCTAAAGACTTGGTAGATAAAGAAGCTGAGCTTCGTAAAACTGCCGATGATGCTTTATCAGAAAGTATTCACCAACTGAATACATTGCATATCAATGATAAGGCAGAGCTCAAACAAGACATTGCTGCAGAAGCCCAATTGAGAGCAAATGCAGATGCAAACATTCAGTTGAAACTCACTGAAGAAATCACTAATCGTCAAACTGGTGATGCTGCCTTAGAAAGTAAACTTTCTGATGAGGTAGTAAATCGTAAAGCTGCCGATGAAACTCTTCAGAATTCAATTACCAAAGAGGTTGCTGACCGTACCAATGCAGATAATACCCTCCAGGTAAACATTGATAAAGAGGCTCAAGCTCGGGAATCTGCAGACCAGGTTCTTCAGACTAATATTAATTCTGAAGCTGCAACTCGTACTGCTCAGGACCAAATCCTTGACCAGAAGATAACTGCCCTAAGTGAAAAGACTGATGGTGATAAGTCTGATGTACTTGCTGCAATTGAAGCAGAGAAGGAAGCTCGTATTGCTGCAGATGCTGACCTTAATTCCAAGAAGGTAGATAAAAGAGAAGGTTATTCTTTAACTAAGAATGACTTTACAGATCTCTTGCTTGCCAAATTGAATGGAATCGAGGAACATGCAAATTACATTACCTTGGTATCACAATTGGCAAATGATGCCGGTTATCAAACTGAAGCAGAAGTAGAGGCAGCAATTGAAAAGATTATTGGTTCTGCACCAGAAGTACTTGATACTCTGGAAGAGATTGCTAAAGCATTAGGAGATGACCCTAATTTTGCTTCAACTATCACTAAGAAGTTGGCAGCAATTACAGAAAAGGTAAACCAAGAGATTGAAGACCGGGAAGCTGCTGATGTAGCCCTCCAGGCAAATATAACTGATGAAGAAACCGCAAGAATTGAAGCAGATGCTGCTCTTAAGGAAGAACTTAAAGAGTATGTAGATAACTCGGCTGCTACTGGAGATACTGCTCTTCAAGTAGTTAAAGATAACCTGGCAAAAGAAATCCAAGACCGTAAAGATGCTGATGCTATCTTGCAGGCAAATATCGACAAAGAAACTGTTGATAGAAAGGAAGCAGATAAAACCCATACCGATAATATTGCTGCTCTTACTCAGAGAGTTTCGGATTTGGCTTTGTCAATGCAGGATGCTATCAATACGGTTAAGAACGAATTGACTGCTCAGGTAAATGCTAATACTACGGCTATTGCTACTAACCAAGCAAATATCACAAAGAACTCTGAGGCAATCACTGCCATGAATAAAACCATTGCTGATAACTACAAAGAAGTTAAGGATATGGTTAATGAGGAAATTGTGGACCGTACTAATGGCGACAGTAATCTGAGTTCTCGTATTGATACTACCAATATTGCTTTGGGTACAGAAACGGCAGAACGTAAGGCAGCAGACCAAATCCTTCAAGTAAATCTGGATAAAGAAGTCGGAGACCGTAAGTCTGCAGATACTGCACTTGAAACTAAGATTGAAAGTCAGATATCTAACTTAAGCCAACAGACTTCATCCGAGATTACTCGAGTAGAAGGTGAGGTTACTCAAGAAGTTAAGGACCGGGAAGCAGCAGATAAAACTTTAAGTGACCGAATTGATTCTTTGGAGACTGGTTCTACTGCAGGTTTAAATGAACTTAAAACAAAGGTAGAGGCTAATACGGTAGCAATCAATACTGAGAAAGACCGAGCAACCGCTAGAGAGAATGCTATACAGGCCAATTTGGATACTGCAATAGCAAATCATAAAGACGAAGTAAACGGTTTATCTAAAGATATTTCAGATGAAGCTAATACCCGTTTAGCCGGAGATACTGATCTTCAGGTAAATATTGATAAAGAAGTTGCAGACCGTACCAATGCTGATACCTTATTAGATAATAAGATTGCTCAGGAAATCTCAGACCGTACAACTGCTATCCAAGGTCTTGAATCTAAGAAGGTAGATAAAGTAGATGGCAAGGTACTTTCTTCAAATGACTTTACTGATGTTCTTCTGAACAAATTGAACGGTATTGAAGAACATGCTAACTATATCACTAAAGTTTCTGAACTCCTGAATGATTCAGGATTCCAAACAGAGGCTGAGGTAGAGGCTGCAATCCAGAAAATCATTGGTTCTGCTCCGGGTGTATTGGATACACTTGAGGAAATTGCCAAGGCTCTTGGTGATGACCCCAACTTCGCAACAACTATGACTCAGAAGTTAAATGAGTTAACTACGAAGATTGAGACAGAAACTGAAAAACGAGTTGAAGGTGATGCTGCTTTAGATGCCAAGCTTACTACTTTGAGTACTACTTTAACTAAGACAGTAGAGGATTTAAGAACTTATGTTACTGAAACTCGTACTGAACTGTTAGCAAGAGCAAATAACCAAGATGCTCTTATTACTCAGAATGCTGCCAATATCCAAAGAAACTTGGAATTGATTCAAGGTATTCAGAATAATATTTCTGGTTCTTACTTGGAAGTTAAGGCTTTACTTGAAACCGAGATTGCTGCTCGTAAGGCAGAAGATATTCGGTTAGAAGGTAAAATCGACCAGAATACTGCAGACCTGGGAACAGAAAGAGAAGAAAGAAAGGCTGCTGATAAGGCTCTTCAAGATGCTCTAGATGCAGAAGAAGCTGCAAGAACTGCTGCTGATACTGCCCTGGGAGTTCGTATTGATACCGAAATTGCAGAACGTAAGTCTGCCGATAAAACCTTGCAGGATAATATCACTGCAGAGGCAACTACCCGAGCAGAAGCTGATACTGCTTTAGGAGCTCGTATTGATAAAGAAGTTACAGACAGGGAATCTGCAGACACGGCTTTGGGTACTCGTATCGATAACGAAGAAGATGCAAGGGAAGCAGCTGATACTACTCTGCAAGAAAATATCACTGCTGAAGAGACTGCCCGTACTGAAGCTGATACTACTTTGCAAGATAATATCGATGCCACCAATGCTCATACTATCAATACTCATCGTTTGGATTCTAACCCTATACTTAATGGTACTGATATCAAACTCGATGGCTATGTAAAGGCAACTGGTACTACTCCTGCAGATTTGGATGTAAAGGTAACAGATACTACTTCGGCAGCCTTTGGTAAAGTACAAAAACGTATCGAAGTAGATAAGGCAGATGCTGATTCTAAATTCAATAAGGTAAAAGCTGCAGTAGGTCTTACCAATGATTTGGGAATGCCAACTCTTACTGATACGAATTATATGGGCGGTTCAGTAGATGTAGTAGATTCTTTGAAAAAACTAGATGCTCAATTAGAACCTATTATTATCCCGGCAGCAGCATTCCATATATCTGTTTCGGCAACCTCAGAAGAGATTGCAGCAGTATTTACTGATGAATTGCTTAATGAGATTGCAAATAACACTACACACCGTCCTTATATATTGGTAGATACCGGCAACAATTTCTATCAACAATTTAGATTAAGTTTACAACTTAGTGGTCCTACTACTGGTGCCATTACTTTGAGATTTATGTATGAATTGGCTGGTATGGAATTCTACAGAGAGTTCAAGAGAACTGCTCAAGGTGCTTGGTCTATTTCTACAGTAAGAGCTGGTAAAATTCTTATCGAAGGCGATGTAGTAAATAACCTAACTGCTGGTGGAACTAAGGTACCATTAAGTGCAGAACAGGGTAAAGCTTTGAAAGCTTTGATTGATGGTCTTGGAACTGATACTTCAGAACTGGAAACAGAACTCAAAGAATTAATCCAAACTACTAAGACGGCTTTAGAAGCTTCAATAGCTACAGAAGTTCAAAATCGAAAAGATGCTGATACTGCCTTAGATACGAAGTTAACTACGGCTATCAATAAGGAAGTTCAGGATAGAACTGCTGCTGATACTGTATTGGGTACCCGAATTGATAACGAGGTAACTGCAAGAACAGAAGCAGATGCTGCCTTGAAAACTGAATTAACCGAGGACATACAAGGAGTTCAGGATGCCCTAGATGCCTTCATTGCAACTAAGGCACAAGCTAGTGGATTAGCTTCTCTGGATGAAAATGGTAAAGTACCTTCTGAACAATTACCCTCATATGTAGATGATGTAATCGATGTATATGCAACATACGATAAGTCTCCCACTGGAGATCTTTCTAATATCTCTCTCTTTGCAGATGCTGACCATAATACACCAATAACGGGAGAGGCAGGAAAGATTTATCAGAATGTAACTACGGGAGAACCCGGTTATCAATTCAGATGGACTGGTACTACTTGGTCTCTGATTGTTTCTGGTGGAGTAGTAATTGGAGAGATTACTGGTACTGCTTATGATGGAGCTAAGGGTAAGATTACTACAGACAATCTTAATGCTCTTATGGCTTTTAATCCTATACGATTAATCTCAATTGTTACAGATGCCTCTAAAGCTGCCATAAATTATGAAAGGGCAGATGGTACTGGTATCCAAGGATTACAAATTCCTACTGCATCATCTGCTAAAGCTGGTGTTATGGCTGCTGCAGATAAGGTTAAGCTTGATACTACTTTACCAAA